TTGATGTATAAATCGATACGATACAAAATGGAGAAATACTTCTAAGCTGTGGGTCATGGGTTCGAATCCCATCCTGATCACGAAGAGCGGAAGTTTATAATTGTTTGATATTTAGCTATTAAACTTCCGCTTTTATTTTAGATCTTTCCCCTTTTGTAGATTAAAAAAAAGGATATAAAGTCCACTTTTGGACATAAAAGCTTATCCTTCGCGTATCCTAAAAAATTTAATCTATATGGCTACTTTAAAATTGACACTTTTCAAGGCCAAGGCTCTCAAGGATGGGAGGCACAAGGTCAGGGTGGCGGTCTGCCACAAGAGAGAGACTTGTTATATCGTGACGAACGTGATATTAGATAGCGAGTCCCAGTTTAAGAACGGTCAAGTCGTAAAGAGACCGGACGCTTCTTTTATAAACAAAAGATTGAGGAATATGCTTAATGAGTATCAAGACAAGCTTGACTCGATTAAGAACCAATCGTTATATACATGCGTGCAGATAAAGGGCATGTTGGTTAATTCAACAGGGGATAACGATATCTCTACGTTCAAGGATGTAAGCTCATCCTATGAAAGGGAGTTGATCGATAATGGGAGTATCGGGTACTCAAAGCTGATCGAGCGGAATTGCAGGTATTTTACCGAGTTCGTTAAAGGGGATATATTCCTTTCCGATATCACTCCAGAACTGATAGAAGGTTATTCTAGGTTCTTGAGGAATAAAAAGGGAATTGGGGAGGCCACGAACTCCATGATGATGAGACATACCAAGACTATAATCAATAAGGGTATAAAAAGAAGGCTTGTGAAATATGATGTCCATCCTTTCGTAAACTTCCAGATAGCGACTTCTCCCGTACGTGAGGTTGACATATCTTTCGAGTCATTTAATCGTTTGCGAATGGCCGATCCTTCGGAGCGTCGATTAAAGGTGGCACATGATCTGTTTTGCTTGTCGTTTTATCTTGGAGGTATCAATCTTATAGATCTACTCGGCATTGATTTCCGTGGAATCGATACTCTGGAATATGTAAGGACTAAATCTAGGAATATGACGAGGGGAGGCAATAAGATCGTGTTCTCTATACCAGACCAAGCGAGAGATATTATAGATAGATGGATGGATAAGAGGACTGGCAAGTTGGATTTCGGATATAAGTTTTCCTATCCTAATTTCTCTAGGTATCTTTCTCGTTCGCTATCCAAATTGGCGCATTCGTTAGGGATAACGGAAAAAGTGGTGTATTATTCCGCTCGTAAATCTTTCGCTCAATACGCTTCCGAGATAGGAATCCCGGATGGGGTCATAGATTATTGTTTAGGGCATTCAGATAAGTCGAAAGGCGTGATACGTTATTATACTAAGGTAAAAAAATTTCAAGCGGACATGGCGATATCAAGGGTAATTGATTACGTTAACAATCCGGATCGTTACCGGGATTATGTGGAGATGAGAAGGGATATAATGATGATGCGTGGGTAATATGTTTTTTTATCATTAATGCTAAATAATATGTGAATATGATAAACTTTCATAAGCCGACAAAGGTTATAGGAATGGGCATTATAGCAACAGTATTACTTATCGTGCGACAAGAGACTATAGCGTTAACCTTGAGTATAAATTGTGCATGTCTTAAAAAATTATCAATAATAAAACGTAAATGTTATGGAAAAGAGCGATCGTCTTATAGAATTGCTAGAGATTTTGAAAAGGGCTGAATGTATATTTATTGAACAATGGAAAATCTTATATAAAGAGGATGAGATTGACATGGAAGATATTTTCAGCATATTCTATAAAGGTAGTAATGATTGTGAAATTCAAGTTAAAAGATTGATAATTAAAAATATAGATAGTGTAGTATGTAATAGGGTGGAGACTGCATGATAATTCGAGTTATAGAAAAGGAAAAATGGACCAATAAAAAACGCCCGTGTTTTTTCTGACACGGGCGTTATACTTTGGCGATGCGAAAAATAGAACTATTTTGTCCTTTCTTGCAGGAGTTTCGATATCTTAACCAGTAATTGTTGCAACTCAAGATTGCTCAACCCTTCAAGATCTACATTTGCAATCTTTATTTTCTTATTGTTCTCGTCAAAGGAATTTTTCCTCTCCTCGAAAAGAGCGGTTACTAACTCGTCTATTTGACCCTTGATCTTTTGAGCCTTTAGCTCATAATTGATAGTTCTTGCCATGATATTAGTTTTTAATGTTATTTATTTTCGATGAAATCTAGCTGATATCCTAATGCGTCTCCTATTTTGGACAGGATGTCTATACCAGTGCTGTATTTACCTGTCTCTATCCGGGCGATGTTTCCCGGGGCCAGACCTGTAAGTTCCGCTAGTTTGTACTGTGATATCCCAGCCTCCATGCGCAGCTGGGCTATCCGCTTGCCTATTCGCTCCCGGTCATTCATATCGCCCTTTCTTTATTTAGATCAATCATTTACTGTTATTATTGTGTAAAATGGAGCCTCCATCCCTACTTGACAGTAGGCGTTGCCTTCCTTGTCTACCCAAACAGCCTTACCATAGCTGCTATCTGGATGATTGGTAGTGGATGTTACTTCAATCTCTTCGCCGTTGAAATTATTTTTAAGATATGTTTTCATATTTACTATTATTATAAAATTTCTTCGATTTGAAATTCCGCCTCTTTTTCCCAGTCAAAAGAGTCCATATTATCTTCGTCTTCGTCTGTCAGATAATAATATGCCGTGACTCTGTAGTTTCCAAACTCTATCGGTTCGCCAGCCCATTCGTTTTTACCTATATGCTTCGGATCCTCAAAAGATGACATTAAGCGGCTGCTTGGTTCTGCCTGAGATTTGAGAGCTTTTTCAACAATTTCTTTCCCGTATTTCTCTTCAATTTCTTTATAAGTATAAGTCTTCATAATATTCGCCCGTCACGCCGGTAGCTCAGCTTTTAATATTAGTTATTATAGCTCTCCCTTTAAAATGTCATTAACGTAAAGCAAAAAGTTTCTGTCGCTTACTTGATCATCGGCAAAAAAATCAAACAACATGCCGTTGCCAAGTTTGGATATTTTTTCAAATGCGGCTTGCATTAATTGAGACGCTTTTTCCCTTGTACTCTCAGGGGCTTCGTTAACAAATTTATCGATTCTTTTTTTGACATCTTCAAGCATCATTTCATGTGCTTGCTTTCTGCCTTGCTCTGTCTTGGATAGTTCTCTATACGTAGATGTATTCATTTCCTTAATGCCGCTTATCCGTTGCCGCCGGTTCTATTGTTATTTTGATATTGCAAATATACTATCAAATTTGATAGTATGCAAGTTTTTCAATGATTATTTTTTATGCTCTATGGCATATTTTCTTTCTCTTTCTCCTCCAGTACCTTTTTAAGCTGATATAGACTCAAAATATCATACTCAAATGTTGGATTTTCCCAGTTTCTTCGGACGGAGTTCAGAGATAAATTTTCGTAAGTCAAAGATATATTGACATTGTGACAGTCTTATCTCGTTAAATGTTATCTCGTAGTTATCAAACCACTCCAAAAGTTGTTTTAGTTCCTCGTTCATGGTATATAAATGATTAACACCCGCAAATATACCCAATTTAACCTTGCGATTTTAGGATATAAATAATTTTGTCTATATTTGCTTCAAGTTTGTGACTTGTATTATTGATTGGATATTATGTTTAACAATATAATATAGGTCACTTATGGATTTTTATAACAACTCATCTCAAAGGCAACAAGTGGACGTTTACTGTCCTGTCCATCATAATTGGATTGGCCACTATGATTATGGCTCCAAGGGGGTCTATTATTGCTGGTGCAAGAAATGCAAGAAAGAAATCAAAATCGTTATGGGAAAATGAAGAGGTTGACACAAAAACAAGAGAATTTCTGTAATTATTATATCGAGTGCGGCGGGAACGCTTCCGAGGCGTACAGGCGTGCCTACTCTTGCGATAAATGGAAGGATAAGTCCGTATGGGAGAAGGCTTCGGCTTTATTGGATGATGTCAAGGTTCAGTCAAGGGTAAGGGAACTGCAAGAGGAGCAGAAAGTTAAATCTGATATAACCAAGGAGAAATTACTGGGCGAGTTAGGTAACATAGCGTTCTCGTCCATAGCCCACCTTCATAATACATGGATAGAACGCAAGGAGTTCGAGAATCTTACGGACAAGGAGAAGTCGGCTATCAAGAGCATATCTACTAAAATCCTGAAGAAAAATATAGGGACGAGCGATGACCCGGAGATCATTGACGTGGAATATGTCAAGATAGAGATGCACGATAAGCTGAAAGCCATAGAACGTATCTGCAAGATGCTTGGCTTTGACGCTCCAACCGTTGTAGACCTTGGCAAATCGCTGATCGGAATAGATACCGGAATAGATGATTAGTGTTCTATTTTTAAATAAATGGCTATGCTTGTTAGAAAAAATACGAGGTCTATAATTTTATAATTGTTCTATATTTAATATTTTGGGAGCTGAGACGGATAACAGGAGGATAATAAGCTACAAGAGGTTCAATCCGAACTTTCACCATTTGAAGCTGGCGTTGGGGAATGACGATATAAGGTTCATCTTCATGTACGGGGGATCGTCTTCCGCCAAGTCTTTCTCAGCGGCCCAAGCCTTCCTGTTGGAATGTATATCCAAGGGCTATAACACGATTGTCTTTAGGAAGACCGGAGCAACCATAGCGGACAGTATCTACAAGACGTTCCAAGAGGCGGCTAAATCATTGCATATAGATACTTTTTTCAAATTCCAAGAAAACCTTATAAGGTGTTTCAACGGGTCCAGTATCCGGTTCAAAGGGCTGGACGATCCGGAGAAGATCAAGGGTCTCGAATCTTATCAGTACGTGTTTTGCGAGGAGATATCCGAGTTCGATGAATCCGACTTGAAACAGATAAGGAAGCGTCTCCGTGGTCGCAAGGGACAGAAGATCGTAGCTCTATTTAACCCGATATCGGAGGATCATTGGATCAAGAAAAAGATATTTGATACCGAGACATTGACCGAGGTGGACAATCATCTGTACGGGAAGCTCAAGGATAGCGTAACGGGTAAGATACTGCCAAAGGAATATTCCGAGATAGGGAGGAAATGGGTCAATTCCGAGCGGACCATATACAATCCAAGAAAAAAGACTTACGAGACGCACCGCCCGGATATGGTTATCATCAAGTCCACCTATCTTAATAATTTCTGGGTCGTAGGGTCTCCTGATGGCACGTATGGCTTTTATGACGCTCAGACGATAGCGGATTTCGAGAGGGACAAGGAAAGGGATTACGCTTATTATCTGATATACGCCTTGGGCGAGTGGGGGACGATAAGGACGGGTGGCGAGTTCTTCCACGCCTTCGACCCCGCCAAGCATAAGGGCAAGTGCCCATATGTCAAGGCTCCCGTGCATATATCGATAGATAACAACGTCCTGCCTTATATCTCCATCTCTTTTTGGCAGGTTGAGACCGGGGATATAACGAGGATAAGGCAAATTCACGAGGAAACCCCGTCCGATCCGTTCAACACGGTCACCAAGGCCGCCGAGATCGCCGTTGAATATCTGGAGGGAATAGGGCATGATGATATGGTCTATCTTTATGGGGATGTATCGACCAAGGCCGGGAATACGATAGATGACGATAAGAGGTCTTTTTTCGATAAGTTCAAGGAGGGTATAGACAAGAGATTCCATAGCGAGGACAGGCTGCCTAGATCGAACCCTTCCGTATCCATGACCGGGGAGTTTATCAACGCAATATATTCTGGAGATATAAAAGACGTGTCCATCATGATCGATGAGAGTTGCGATACGTCGATAAACGATTATATCATCGTAAAGAAGGATGTCAACGGGGCGATGCTCAAGCAGAGGGTAAAGGACAAGATTACGGGTCAGTCCTACGAGAAGGCCGGTCACCTTAGCGATACCAAGCGTTATTTTGTCACGGAGATATTAAAGGATAGGTATACGTCTTTCTCGCTAAGGAGAAGGCACAATAAAAATAAGGAGGAGGATATGAGATATTACGATCACGTAAAATTGGATATATCGAACGCCATGAGGATGGTCTATGTGGCTGTCAATCCTGACGGGCTTGCGGGTATGGCAAAGGTGGCGTTGATGAACGGGAAGGCGTACGTTCTGGATGCCTCGTTGAGGGATATCACGGAGGCTGGAGTTCTAAAGGATTTCTTGCGCCCTATAGGATGGAGTGATGTCGTGTTTGAGAGTGACAAGGCTTATTTCCCTATCGCTAGGGAGATAAGGGAGACCGGGGAGTGCGATATAAGGATAAGAAGGAGGGCTTCCGATGCAAGGCTGAGGATATCCGCCCATTCTGAGACTGTGAGAGATCTGTTTTATTTTCTTGACAATTATGAGGATAAGGATGATTATCTGTCGTTTGTCGAGAATATGCTGGATTATGGAGGCAAGGATGGGGGAGAGTCGCTGTGTTGCCTATCCGCTGTAGCTGAGATTTTGATACGAAACAATATTTAAAACTAATATATTATGGGTTTGTTTGATTTTTTAAGAAAAGAGGATAAGGCGGCGAATGTGCCCGATCGTCCTCCAAGATCGAGAGGACTCGTGGATTTATCCGGCTATCTGGGGGTGTTCAGCCCTTATACCTGTTCCGGGAATTTTATCGAGGCTTTCGAGACCATGGGAGAGGTCTTTTTCCCCGTGGATTTCTTGGCTAGCAGGATAGCGGGCGGCAATTATCAATTAAAATTGGCGAAGGATGATTCCGTGGTGTTCAATAACGAGGAGATGAACCGTTTTTTTAGCGATCCTAACCCTTTATTCTCGTTCGAGGATTTGGTTAAGATGTTTTTTGTCTATAAGTATGTGACAGGTAATGGATTCTGGCAGGCCTCCCCGTCTGTAAGGGGGATAAAGCCTAAGGAGCTATGGAAATGGTGCGATACCTATTGGGTCTTGCCAAGTGATCAGGTCGTGATAAACAGCCCGATGTCCATTCCCTTGTTCCAGCCGTCAACAAAGGAGGATATAATCAACAGCTATCGTATTTCCACCAACTCGGGGCTTATGGATATAGACCCGTCTCTGGTCATCCACTACAAGGATATAAATATGCGCTTGAATAGCTCATACCTAAAGGGACGTAGCAGGTTGGAGACCCAACGTTATCCTATCGCCAACTTGGTCGCCGTGTACGAGGCAAGGAATGTCATATACGTTAAAAGGGGGGCCTTGGGATTGCTGATAAGCAAGAAATATGACGCTGATGGTTCCCTTCCACTCACCGACAAGGAGAAGAGAAACATAAGGAAGGAGTGGAATGATAATTATGGGTTGACTAATGACAGGTCCCAGATGAGCATTGTGGATGTCCCTACGGAGTTCGTGAGGATAAACATGTCCATCCAAGAACTTATGCCTTTCGAGGAGACTTTGGCGGACGCTATACAGATAGCCGGTATATATGGTATACCTTCAGCGCTGATTCCACGCAAGGATATGGCCAAATACGATAATCAGGATATCGCCGAGGTCTCCGTTTATTCCAATATCGTTATTCCTGAGGCCCGGAAATTCTGCCGATCGATGACCTCCTTTCTTGGCCTTGATAAGTCCGGCATGTATATAGACGTGGATTTTAGTGGCGTAAGCGTATTGCAAGTACGTGATAAGGATATGGTAGAGAAGAGGCGTATCGTATCGGAGAAATGCCAGAAGGAATTCGTGGGAGGCGTATTGACGCTGAATGACTGGAGAGCGCAGATAGGGGAGAGCAAGGTAGGGAACCCCTTGTATGACAAGTTGGTTTACGATATGTCTACCGAGGAATTGGCCTTGGTCAAGGAGATCATATCCTTAGCTAGGTCTGGCGGTCCATCAAGGAGCGTCTCATCCTCTTCTGGAGGGACTTCTGATAACAAAAAACCGTCCGACGAGGGCGATGACGATAGGGGTGATGTTGATGATGATAAAAAATGATTCTATAGTTTTGCTTTTTAATATATTAACCCTATATTTGTAGGACATAACAAAATAAAGAAATTAGAGCCTAAGAGCCATACCCGGCGGGAGTCGTATCCTGTGGGGTATGGCTCTTTTTATTTATACCGACATGGAACCGTATAGAAGCATATTATTTAAGACCAAGTCCACGGACGTGGATGAGAAAGGAATAGTCAAGGTGGCCGTTAATGGTATCGGGATAAAGGACAGCGACGGCGATATATCGTCTCCCGGTTCTTTCTCCAAGACGCTCCAAGAGAATTTCAACAGGTGCAAGTGGTTTCTCAACCATGACAAGACCAAGCTTCTTGGCTGCCCTATAGAGGGAGTGGAGGAGGATGGCAATCTGGTCATGACCGGGCAGATCAATCTAAAGAAGCAGATAGGCGTAGAGACGCTGGAGGATTACAAGCTATACAGGGATCATGGCAAGACCTTGGAGCATTCCGTGGGCGTTAGGGCCGTGAAGCGGGATTCCAATAACCCGGCTATCGTTAAGGAGTGGTTCTTGGGCGAGTATAGCACGCTGACCCATTGGGGTGCTAATCCTCAGACATTCTTGATGGATATAAAGGAATTGAGGGGTAGTGACTTGAGAGATCATATAAATATGATGCGTGACGCTTTAAATAAGAGATATAGCGGAGATAAGCTCAAGGCTCTTGAGGCTAACATATCTATCGTAGAGAAAGCGTTGATCGGATCTAATATAGTACAGTGCCCTCATTGCGGGCTGGCTTTCGATTATGAGTCAGTACCGGAACACACGTTGGAGAGCCAAGTGATCGATGCCGTCGGTGACTATTCACGATGGATAACGGAGGATGTGGTATATCAGGAGATGGAAAAGATCAAGCCGGAGTTACAAGACCGTATCTTGGAGATAATCAACTCCAAGAAATCCGTTGATGATTTCGCCTCTTATGTCCGCTGCCCTAAATGTTATTCCAGAATATATAGAAGCAACACCCTTATATCTGAGCCGGAAGACTCCACTCAGATAGAGAAACATAAAGCCGCTAGATGCACTTTAGGGTCTCTAGGTGATCTTATTAATAACAATTAATTAATTTATTTATGTTGAAGAAAGGTTTTTATGAGAATTTAGGAGGTCTCGCTATCATGGCGTTGACCTTGGTGGTTTTTGTCGTTATCGCATGCGTAGGCGATCCGGTCTATGCCTTGGCGGTTGCGCCGGTATTGTCCTTCTCCGGTTTCGCCAAGAAGGAGAGTGAGTTGAGTGACGAGGAGAAACAAACGCTTGGGACTATCGAGAAGATGGTCAACAAGTGTCTGGAGGATTACGGATCTAATGTCATAGACAGGAAGGAGTACGAGGAGACGATGTCCGAGATTAGCGAGAAGCTTAAATCTCTAGGTTCCGGTAATAACAATAAGGAAGTCACGGAGATTCGTGATATCATCAAGTCCATGGGCAAGGAGATTGAGCAAATGAAGGGGCGTGGCATCACCTTGGGGGGGGATAGCCCTCTTGAGAAAAGTATCAATGAGTTCCTTGACTCTGAGAAATTCAAGCAATATGTAGATGGTAAGACGAAGTCCTCCGGGAATTTCCATTTGGATTTGAAGGACGTGGTCAGTATGACGGATAGTTATACGGGCAATATCTTGATCAGTCAGCAGCAAAACAGGGTCGTTACGCAGGTAAGCGAGAAAAAGATCAATTTTCGTAATCTCATGAGCGTCGATCAGGGTGATCCTGCCTTCCCGATGTTGACATGGCAGTTGATCTACGACTTGGATCGTAACGCCACTTTCGTGTCCGAGAACGGGCGGTTATCCCAATCATCCTTCAAGTTAAAGGAAGAGAGCTCGGAGGTTAAGCGTGTCGGTACCTTCCTCTATTTGTCCAAGAGATTGCTCAAATCTAGGGTATATGTTCGCTCATGGTTGATCAATCGCTTATCCTCATGGGTAAGGATGGCCGAGGATTTCCAGATCATGTTCGGTGATGGAACGGGTGATAACCTGAAAGGTATCACCAAATACGATGGTGTTAAATGCGTATCCGATATCATAACCGACGCGGTTGTCAGCGGAGAGGCCGGATCTATCAAGGGAGCGAGAAGCTACAATGGCGGAAAAGCCACTATCGTGGAGTTTACCAACCCGCAGGACAAGATCGTCGACGGCCAGAAGATCAAGATAGAGGGTGTAACCACGTTCACGGCTTTGAACGACACTTTCGACGTCCATAAGATGAATGATCGGGAGATCATGGTCGAGGTTGCTTATACAGGCTCAGGGGTGTTTACCTCCGCTACTTTCGAGGTGAAGAATAATTTCTTCAACACCGTCGCATCCCCGAACCTAGGGGACGCTGTCAAGGCCATCTTCGGTGTCATGACGTACGCTGAGTATACCCCGAATATGATCGCCATGAACCCATCCACCTTGTTTGAGATCGAGACCTTGAAGGATACGTCCGGTCGGGACTTGAATCTCGTGACGTTGGTGAACGGCGTGAAATACGTGGCCGGAAGACCCGTTGTCGAGACCACTTGTATCATGCCGGGGTATTATTTCGTAGGGGACATGGTTAACGGGGCCTCCTTGGTGGATTATACCTCTATCAATATCGAGTTCGCCGATGATATCGAGAGCCGATTGAAAAACCAGACGGCGGTGATCGTGGACGAGGAGGTTATCATGCCGGTATACAACCCGTGGGCGTTCGCCTATGGCAAGTTATCCGACGTATTGACCGCTATCAAGAAATCCTCTTAATACATAATGACATGAGGGTTTCTATAATTATAACGGGTGAGGAGCTGGAGGTCGACAAGGTCATTCAGGAGAATTCCATACGAAAGGAGCTTGGCATGATCGATATATCCTCAAAGACGCCGGTTGGGACAAGAAAGAGAATCCCGGACACGGATACCAAGACATCCGTCTTCGGGGACTCGAAAATGTCACTTGATAAAGATAAATAGCGATGATAATAGACAATGCGTACTTCAAGGGAGACCTTAGGATACAGGGACTCGTGATACCGGAGGACGGGGGATTCTCCAATGAGGCTTCCAATGCCATATCGGAGAACGTGGTATGGTATATCGAGACCTACGGGGACGAGTACCTCGTCTCGCTCATGGGAGGATATTATGACTCATTCGTCGATTACGCCGATAATGGCAGGAAGGGAAACGACATGTTTGATTATATCCTAGGGATATTGAGATCGGATAGGTCTCCCATGGCTATGTATGTCTATTTTCATTACCAGAGAAACGAGACGCTAATATCCGTATCCTGCACGTCCGATGACGTGGACGTGAGGCGGATATTAGCGCATACCTCAAGGATGATGACCCAAGCTTGGAATAATATGGTGGATATCAACATCGGGATATCGGATCGCATAAGGGAGTCTTTCAAGGAGGACATGGATATTGACAGGAATATATTGACCCATATAAATGAGATGAATATATGAATGTCTTGGTGGATATATTCAGGGATATCGTCGCTGGCGTTTCAAAAGACGTTGGGTATATGGTCAATTACCAATTCGGTGATTGGCAATATATGGCCAAGACGCTTTCCGCCATGGGGAAGGCACCCGTAACGGCGGGAAGGAAATATCCTATGATAGGGTTATATTCCCCGTTCGACGAGGACAAGTCCAACCCTTCCTTAACGTCCGTGAGCCTTTCCTTGATAATAGCCGTGAATACGTTGGGGAATTATACCAATGAGGAGCGATTGGAGAAGTCCTTCAAGGCTACGTTGTATCCGGTATATGACAGCCTTATAAGGAGGATATCCAACGATCGCAAGTTTGATATAGGCCCCGGGGCGATAGTATCCCATGTGAAGACCGATAATTTCAGGTATGGAAGGGCTGGCGTGTATGGCGAGGGGAAAAGCGAGTTCGACGATCGCATAGACGCTATTGATATTAAGGATTTAAGATTAAATGTAAAAAATATAACATGTAGATAATTATGGCAGTAAAAATGTTCAGGGACTGCGGTTCCGAGATTTTCAATACCGGCACGAGCAAGTGTCCGTTCGTTCCAGACTATATCAAGGCGATCATACTCACTCCGGTAGGTATGACGTTCAAGATATCCGATTTTGACACGAAGCTGGGAGAGTACGCCCAAGCCGACCGTCCGAACCGTGTCTATCCGATCTCGACGATCGCTGAGTACGCCACTTCCGGAGGCGAGGCCCAGACATCCGCTACTGGTTATGGCTCGTCCAAGATCACGGGTTATAGCGAGCTTGTCGAGACTTACACGATGAACGATTATGACGAGGGCTTGCGAACCAATCTCATGAAGCTCAAGAACGAGAGCATGAGGGTGATCTTCATCGACAAGAATAATGTCGTATATGGAGAGAAGACCGATACGGAAGGTGATTTCAGGGGATATGAGCTCGGTGCCGTTTATCCGGGTGGACAGAGGTTCAAGAGTTCCGGAGAGAACGCATCGCTTACGATCAACCTCGTTTATAAGGATGTTGAGAAGGCATGGATGAACGCTATATCTTTCACTAGCGATATCGATATCTTGGACGAGGCGAAGGGATTGGTCTGGGTGGATGTCAAGAAATTACCCGAAGGAGAGAATAAGTTTAAGGTGGTGGAGCATTACGGAGGTTTTGACCTTACCGAGATGTACGGGACGTTATTAGGTAACTCCTCTGTATGGAATAACGCTTCTGCGGCTACTTATAACGCTGATGACGGCACTCTTACTTTGACCCCTTCATCCGGCACTCCCGCGCTCAAGAGGCCATCCGAGTTATACGCCGAGGACGTTAAAGGAATAGAGCAATGGTCATAAACGGGGTATCGTTCAATGATGAGGCTTGTCTCGGTATGGGAAGGAAGGCTTTCGTGAAGGCTCACGAGGGATCTTTCTTCCTTGACCGGGGAATGGCGGATCGAAGGAGGATATTAGGTGACGCTTATGATATAATGGAGAGGAACCATGGGGACGATAGCGGGAGTGGCGAACGCCGTGAGGATGCTGGAGAAGAACTTCTGGCCGGAGGTTACGAACAGCTTGAGAGAGAGCGAGGGATTGATCCATGACTTGATCACTGATCAGTTGATAGCAGGTAGGGATGAGAACAACAAGCCTCTTCGTCCTACCTATCTTCAAGATCCTTATTTTGTCGAGACCACCAAGACCCCGAAGGCGGCGAGAGCCAAGGCCAGATGGTGGAGAGACATGAAAGAAGATATCACGCCGCCGGAGACATCCCCCATACTTCGATTTGCTCCGAGAAACAGGAATACCCCTAATTTGATTATTCGAGGAGATTATCATGACAGTATCACGCCGATCGTGCAAGGAGGAAAGGATGGTGGCAAGATCGTTACTAGGTCGATAGGATTTTATGCGGGTGATGATGCGCTTGAGTCTAAATACGGCCCAGCCCATTTAGGATTAACTAGAAAAGCCCGACTGTATCTTATAAAGAATAAGATCAAGCCGGCTATTCTTAAACTTCTTGAAAAATACAAATTCAAATGATAAAGCCGTGCAATTGCGCCTCGCAGAACAGGGCGATGGCTACATACGAGAACATAAGGAGGCTGGCTATCAAGATGGCCGTTTCCGATAAACGCATTTACGTGCTTATCCGTAAAACGGATGGCACATTTACCTTCGAGCCTTTAGATGCCATGGTATCTAAAGGCGATATTGTTGAATATATCCATTATTTATAAATAGGATGGCGAATATATACACGACATGCGACGAGATACCCTTATGCAAGTTCATCGAGATGTACAAGGGAAATCTTAACGCCCTTATAAAAGGTGGGAGGACCAAGCCCACCGATGGGGAGTTAAGGAAAGCGGCGATGGGGCTTATTGACGAGTATTCCGTTATAACCGGGAACAAGAATATCGCTATCGAGATAGAGGATCGGTCAAGGGCGGTAGATTGCAATATCAAGCTTATCCTGTTGGAGTCTGCGGATCATTTGATAGACGCTATGATGTACGCTGACGCTTCGGATATTCTTGGCAGGGTAGGTATCCGCATGCCGGAGGAGCCGGGAGAGCAAGATCTGATCGTCGCTAAAAAGAGAATCCAGTCCAAGATGTCGCAGGTGAAATATAGCCTGAGCGTTCTGGATAGGAACAAGTCTAAGGTGGTAGACCCCAAGGATAAAGATTTCACCCGTGAGAGGATGATCGTGTCCACCTATTTCAAGATGCGTATCGATCCTGACACGTTCACCGCGGCCGAGTACGGGAATATGATAAGGATTATGTTTAACCAATTAGAGGACATGAAGAATTATGGCGGGAAACGAGACTAAGATCACTGATATAGTAGGGAAAGAGGCGTTTGATCAACTGGAGCGTCTGGATAGGAAATTAGCGGATACGCAGAATATCTATATCGGGTTGGTAAAAGAGATAGGGAAAGGGTTGACGATAAATCCCTCAAGCTTGTCAGAGTTGAACGCCAAGATCGAGGAGTACAAGAAAAATGTATCAGCGCTTAAAAGCACGATTGACACTCTCAATAAGACCAATGACCAGTACAAGAGAAAGATTGATGAGCTGATAGAGGTTAACAAGAGATATGCGGAAGCAGCTGGGAAAGTTCAAAATAGTTTAGATCAATCATCCTCTTCCATAGCCAAGGAATCAAACGCTATCTCGGAGAACATGAAAGCCAAGCAACAAGAGGTTGTCATAAGTCAGGAATTGAAGGGACTCATTGACCAGACATTGGGATCTAGGGAGGAGAATATACGCAGGGTCGCTCAAGAAAGGACGATATTGGCCCAACTATCCAAGGAGAAAAGCCAATTGAATAAAATGGAGAAAAGCGGGGCTATCTCAACTAAAGATGCCGTGCAAAAGAGGCAGGATCTGGTAAGGGCAGAATTGCTTCATCGAGAATCCTTGAGAGAGCTGTTGAACATTCTTACGAATGAGACAAAAATGATCAACTCGGCCAACGATAGTTATCAAGAGCAATCGTTGCAATTGGAGAGGCTGAGAAAGGCGTATCGGATGCTTTCCACGGAAGCCGCTAACAGCAAGTTAGGGGTAGAGTTACAAAAGAATATAGCGGCTTTAGACACTCAGGTAAAATCTGTTGATAAAAGTCTGGGACAGCATCAGAGAAACGTGGGTAATTATGTCTCCACATGGGATGGAATGGGAAACGCAATCAATCAATTAACCCGTGAGTTTCCCGCATTCTCGGTATCTCTACAGACCGGCTTTCTCGCTATCTCTAACAATATCCCTATATTGGTAGACCAAATATCTCGGATAAGGAAGGAGAACGCCGCCTTACGGGAGGAGGGACTGAAAGGTGTTCCCGTGTGGAAGCAAATAGCTAAGTCCGCTTTGTCTTGGAATACCTTGTTGTCGGTTGGTATAACTCTACTTACCGTATATGGTAAGGATATCTTTGAGTGGGGTAAAAACTTATTGTCATCCTCTAGCTCGGCTAAGGCCGCTTCGGAAGCCCAGAGAGACTTGAATTCATCCACCGGGGATTATGCCAAGGCTTTAAAGAACTCGACATCATCATATGGGGAGAATCTTGTAACATTACGCAACTTACAAGCGGAATGGAATAATTTAGGAGATAATCTCAATAAGCAGAAGCAATTTATCATTGATAACGCCTCTGAGTTTAAGAAATTAGATGTGTCAGTTACGGATGTTAATGACGCTGAGAATCTGCTAGTAGATAATACGGATGCTTTTATTAACGCCATGTCGTTAAGAGCGCAAGCCGCCGCCGGACAAAAATTAGCACAAGAAGAATACTCCAAGGCTTTACAGAAAACTATTGAGGCGGACAATAAGTTAAAGGAAGCAGAAGAGGCGGAAAAGAATAGAACCGTAGGTGGAGCTCTAAAGATAGGAGCTAGTATAGATGAGTTTTTTGGATTAAAGAGAGATTGGGATAAATTATCTGATCAATACGTTGAATCCCTCAGGGAGGAAGCGGACGCTTCCCAGAAAGAGGCGGATGCCTTCAATGCGGCTGGGGACGTATATCTTGATTATGTCTCTAAACGGTTAAAGGGAGCGAAAGAGATAATGGATAATGCCGGGATAAGTGATTACTCTAACGAGGAAAAACTTAAACGACAGCAGGAGCAAATAGAACGAGAGGCCAAGCGTAGGGAGAAATTAGAGATGGAGGCCGAACGGAATATTCAGGAGGCTCGTCTTAATGTGATGGATGAGGGGTATAAGAAAGACCGTCTTCTCTTGGAGCAATCTTTCCAAAAACGTATCGATGACGTAAAGACGAAAGGCGTAAGGGTTAATGAGCAAATAGAGGCTATTGAGGCTGAGAGAAGCAAGAAGTTGGCGGAATTCGACCGTAAGATCTCGGAGCAAAGGGCTAATGAGGAGGCTCAAAATCGTCTTGCGATTGCAGAAAAGGGAAGTTTGCAAGAGCTTGACGCTCGCTTGGATATATTGCAACTACAAAAGGATAAAGAATTAAGAGAGGCGGACAAAACAGGCCAAGACAGGGCGTTGATAGAGGAAAAGTATCTAAAGCAAATAGAGACTCTATACAATGATTACGGAAAACGTCTTATGTCTACGGAGCAGTCTCAGAACGAGATACTCCTTTCTCAAAGACAGATAGAGATAAACGAAGAGCTTAATGCCTTGACTAAACAATATGAGCAAGGTATTATCAAGAAAAAAGAGTATGAGAAACAGAAATCGGATCTGGAGCATCAGTATGCTATGGAGTCATTACAAAGTCAATTAAGTATACTTGAATCAAATCTGTATTTGTTTGAAGGCGATGAGAGGTTAGAGAAAGAGAAGGAGATCGCTCGCCTCCGTGTTCAGTTATCTAAAGAGACCAGCGATAAAATCATAGAGGATGCCAAACGAGAGGAAGAGGAGCGAAAAAAAGTAGAACAGGCTAAAAAGCGCTTGATACAAGAATCGATCTCTGCTATCATATCAATCGGTAATTCATTATTCCAACGTCAAATAGATAATGTAGATGCGGAAATAGAGGCCAACCAAGAGGAGTATGACGCTAAGGTTGAGACTATAGACGCTCTTGCCGAGAAAGATATAATAACGACAGAGGAGGCCGAGGCCCGCAAGCGTGCGGCGGAGGAAGAGACCAGCCGCAAGAACAAGGAACTGGAGAAGAAAAAAGCTGAGTTGCAGACTAGACAGGCCAAGTTCCAGAAGTCTATAGATATAGCTCAGACTATTGCGGCCACGGCACGGGCGATAATGGTAGCTTACAAAGAAACGGGACCTATCGCTGGAGCTATCTTTGCAGCTATGATAGCGGCTACCGGAGCCGTACAACTCGCCACGATCATAGCCCAACCCATCCCCAAATACGCCCATGGTACCGACAATCACCCCGGTGGTCTGGCTATCGTTGGCGATGGAGGCCGTAGTGAGGCGGTATTGGTAGGAGATAAAGCGTACATTACCCCGGATAAGCCCACCCTGCTATCATTGCCAGCGGGAGCAGAGGTCGTTCCGGATCTCAATGATCCTGCTTTCCTTAGCCGCTTCGTGGATAACACGTATTGGCTTACCCATAACAAGAAAGGCGAGCCGGTTCAGATCGTCAATAATTTCGACGCTGAAGGGATAATAAGGGCTAATAATGAGATAAAAAAAGAGATAGGCAAGCTATCTAAAACCATATCCAAGGGTAGCAAGAACATCGATTTCGAGAATTACAAGAGATCGAGGATGAATTGAGCGTAAAACTTGCTTTTCTTATTCTTTCTAGTTATATTTGCTGGACATATAAGAAGACAGTAGAGCCTTAGAGCCATACCCGATAGATTCACGTCTATCGGGTATGGCTCTTTTTGTTTTTACTGGTCAGCCTACCACGACAGGCTAGGAAGATCTTGGGCGACAGCGGTCGCTAACAGCCTCCTTGATACGATGTGTTGTGGCTCGTGTCGGGGAGGCTTTTTCATTAAGAGGTGCCAAAGTAATCAAAATAACAAAGTCGTTTTGATCTTGTGGCTAAAATTGCGGGAGAAAATATTTTGAACAATTAAAATTTTAAGATATGGAAGCAATTAAAATTTTTGAGAACGATCGTTTCGGTGAAGTGAGAGTAGCCGGGACAAGTGAGAACCCTTTATTTTGCCTTGTGGACGTTTGCCGGGTTTTGGAAATAAAAAATCCAAGAGACTGCAAATCAAGATTAAAACCAGAGGGGGTAGTTTTGACCGACGGGGTCTCAAAGACTACTAATCAATATGGTATCACAACAGAGCAAGAAGTTACGTTAACTTTTATCAATGAGCAGAACCTCTATAAGGTAATCATGCGATCCGACAAGCCGCAAGCCGAACCATTCCAAGACTGGGTATGCGGAGAGGTTCTCCCTTCCATCCGCAAACATGGAGCGTATATGACAAACGATACACTGGAGAAAGCCTTGGCCTCGCCCGATTTCTTGATCCAGTTGGCCACAAACCTTAAAGAGGAACAACAAAAGCGTATCGAGGCCGAGCGGAAAGTAACTGAGGCCGCTCCCGCCGTGGCTTTCACGAAGGCTGTTCAATCAGCGAATAGTTCCTGCCTGATCGGTGAACTCGCCAAGCTGATCGCTCAAAACGGGTATTCCATCGGGGAGAAAAGGTTGTTCGCATGGATGCGTGACAACGGATATCTCGGAAAGCAGGGTGAGAGATACAATATTCCTAACCAGCAATATGTTGAGCAAGGATTATTTGAGTTGAAGAAAGGCGTAAGATCCGGGAGTAACGGGGTATTGCATACTACTATCACGCCGAAGGTCACCGGAAAAGGGCAAGTTTACTTCGTGAATAAGTTCTTAGGAAATAAGGAAGCTTGTTAATAAATAAAATAGGCTCATGAAGACGAATCAAGAGATGATCCGGAAAATGGGTGATTTTAATGTTGCCCAGCGGACAAGTGACGGATTCTTTAATGCAAATAGTTATTTGCGCAGCATTAATGGTTCTTCTGATTACGATTCAGATATAGATGAATATCTGGAGCAAAGTATGTTTAAGGATTTTGTATCTAAGGAAAATGGTATTACTTATATGCCATACTTTGTATTTGTAGATTTCTCATCTTATATTAAAAAAGGATTTGATTTATGTGCATTCACCCTATGCATGACTGACGAATGGAGAGAAAAGAAGGGAATTGTAGGGGAACATTCTAATCAAGCAATATAGAATATTTTTAATAGCTAAAAAACTTAATAATATGGTTAGTTTAGTATTTAAAGGCAATAATGGGCAAGTTGTTACTAATAGCTTGCTAGTGGCAGAGAAGTTTGGGAAAAGACATGCCAATGTTATTCGTGACATAGAAAAACTACTTAATACAGAGGATAAAGAACTAAACTCAAAAATGAGTTTAGCCTTTGTTATAGATACTTATGAGGATTCTACCGGGAAAAGTAATCCTGTATACATTATGAATAGAAAAGGATTCTCTATCCTTGTTATGGGATATAACGGGATTAAGGCTCTAAGGTTTAAGAATGATTTTTATGACGCTTTCGAAGAAATGGAGAAAGCGTTGAAAGAGCAAAGCAAACCTCTTTCATCCGCACAGATGTTTGCCATGCAAGCTAACATCAACTTGGAATATGAGAACAGGATATCCAATGTGGAAAAACGAATAGAAGCGATAGAACAAGAACGAGAAGAAAATGGAAAACTTCTTTTGGCTATTCCTGTTTCAACGGAAAAGATACCGGAAATGAGTTTAAGAGATAAGATCAGACAGATGGTTAATAGATACTCTTCCGCCCATAATGTGAAACAACAGGATGTTTGGCGCAAGATATACGATCAATTGTACTATCTATATCATATATCTATTCGTAGCTATAAGAAGAAAAATGGAGAGTCTAATTTGGATATAGCGGAGAAGCATCGTTTTATTGAGTATATCTACAATATTATCTCCAATATGATCAGAGAGAAAGGGGTTGCTTGATTATTATGGTTGCTCAAACAAAATATAGACATGATTTGGTTTAGTTTTCATAATCCTCCCTCATGTCGTGAGACAGCAAGGGGGATAAAAAATCCCCTCCAGAGCCTTTTGGGTGGAGGGGATTTTAGAGTATTACTTACAAGGCTTATTTATCTCCATATTTAGTCCACGTAGAATATGAATTTCCATTATATTCAAACTCCCAACGGAATATTGGCTCATACACCGAGTTTAATCTAGCATTAAGCGTTTTTGTTTCTCCGGGCTTTAATTCTCCTAATATAGACATATCCGTAGTCTCTAATACAGTCTTATAGGTATTAGATTCAACGACGTAGAATTTGCTTAGGTTTACGGCATGAGAACTATTATTTCGGATGGCGCATGATATACTTCCCGTGTAATATCCATTGAGAATAACGACGGATGAAGAAGGGAAGTACACGTTCATCAAACGATCTATTTCAACTACATATATTTCTACGGATGCCTTATGCCCACCGTCTTCGCTGATAGCTGTGATTGTTGAACTTCCAGACGTATTCCCTTTCACCTTTCCGGTCTTGTCAATAGACACGGCTATAGGATTAGAGGAAGACCATGTAAGATTACGGTTTCCCGCATTCTCCGGAGTAAAATTTACAATTAATTGTTTTTCCCCTCCTATCTCGATATCATAGTAACGTGAGGGAAAAGATATGTTTTCTACCGGAATAGGCTTTACTATGACCTTACAAGCCGTCTCAAATCCTCCATCCTCGGCTTTGGCGGTTATCGTACATTCCCCGAAATGAACTCCAGTAACGTTACCTTCCTTATCAACGACCGCTATATCCTTATTAGAGGATGTCCATTGTACGTTTTTATTAGTAGCATAAGAAGGCGTAAACACAAGATTTAACTTGGTTGATTCACCTTGCATGATTGTCTTTTCTTTTTCCTCAAAGCTGATACTTTCAAGCTTTGCCGCTCCTACCTTGACCTTGCAAGTAGCAGACACCTTGGGGTTATCCTTTAGGCTTACGGTGATTGTTGCCTCACCTTGGCCTTTTGCTGTAATCTCGGCATTGGATGTGAAACCACCATAGGATATCGAAGCTACTTTAGGGTCACTGGTTTTCCATATGACATCTTTACTTGTGGCGTTATCCGGTGATATGGTATACGTCAACGAAGCCGTTTCTCCGGGCTTCATATCAAGATCTGTCTTGGATAATGTTATGGATTCTCCTACTATGGGTTTTATGGTTACTTCGCATGACTGAAAAAAAGGATAACCTTTTTCGGGATCAAAAACATCAATTGTCTCTACGCTTACAATTGTAACACCTTCTTTTAAAGCTTTTATAGTTCCGTTTTGATCAATAGATGCTATTTCATAGCCATCTTCGGGGCCATTTATCGGAAAATATTTAGATGTAACCCATTTATATCGGGGAGAAGGAGCCTCCGAAGGGAAATGGGACATTTGGAAATCATAACTTTCACCAATCTTCAATTCTAGCTTTGTTTTATCAATAGAAATAGAAGTTATGGTATAATCGTCTTTATTACTGCAAGAACAAAATAGCATTAATAGAAGAAAAATAGGTAAAACTTTTTTCATGACTTGATTTATGATTTGAATTGTTTTAATACTTGAATGGGCCTTCAACATTATAAGATCCAATATTTATTTTATAATAATATTTATCAAGCAGTGTCTCTATATTGGTGTCTGATATTGGATCTTTTTTGTTTTTGTATTCTCCATATGCGTATATTATATTGTTTTTCTCAAGATATACCGTGTCTGTCTTATATGAAATATTAGGCTCGTTGTATCTATCCCCTTTTGGGATCAATCCATTTTCAGAATCTAATTTTTTTATCAATGTCCATGTCCTTAAATTAAATATTGGTAATTTGGCTATAGAAGAATACATGTTTATACCTTTCTCTATAATTGGACATGCTATTTCGTCATCAATAAATATGACCCCATTTTCTAAATAAGGCCCTTCGATCTTATTATCATAGTCTCTATGATATAATATTTTACCTTCGGAGCCAACTACGTATAGATGTTGATTCTTAAAAGACGAAGTCGATCTAAGTACTAGAGTCCTATAATTAGACTCCATGAGTGTATATCTATAGTCATTGTTTTGCGTATCGTTTGAAACAATATCCAGATGGTCTGTTGCGACACCTTTGTTAAAATCAACAATAGATACTATCTCATCATAATCATAACCCATTATAGATGGATCATTTTGATTGGAATACCATCCTCTAACAAAAATATGGTCTTTGGATTTAAATAGAACAGAGTTCATATTGTAATGAGAATATTTCCATTTTTTTAAAGGAGGTAATTCAAAACAACAAATTTCATTGCCTGATGGATCTAATTTTGAAAACCAAGCATTATCAGACCTCCTGCCTAATAACAGCCTATAGCCTTCCTCTTCTATATTTCCCAATATATCGCTTATTTTATCAGATTGGGATGGCCTTAATCCTTGTTCCTCCAAGAAAGTTAAAATAGGCTCATTGTCTTCAGTTATACTATCTTTAGGTGGAATATCGACAAATTCTTTCTCACATCCTAGCAAAAATATTGCCGCTAGGACAAAAAATAGCATTTTCCTCATGACTTGATTTAGTTTAATTAATGATGGGACAAAGGTAGATAATGGTGTTAACAAAAGCAAATGGAGTAGAAGAAAATTACATGTTCGATAACATATTTCTTAATTTAAGTAGTACAAACCTTGTCTACCTCTTTTTTCCGAACAACTCGGAATGACTACCAATTCTAAGCAAGTCGATTATTTCTCCGTCAATCCAAATAAGAAGAAAATCTCCTTCTATATGGCATTCCATACAACCTTTATACTCACCTTTCAACATGTGAGGTTTGTATTCTTGTGGAATCGGATGGTTATTTATAAGCAGATTTGCGATATATTCAAAAGCTGCGATTTTTTTGGGGAATTTCTGAATACGTTTGAAATCTTTCTTAAACTGGCTTGTTGGGTGTAATTTCTTTTTCACTTCATTAATTCCTCCATCAAGCTATCCACGCTGTCGAACGTTTCTTTATTCTTGGTCCTGCGTGCTTCCCTTATAGCCGCTATCGTTTTCTCGTTTGGCTCGGAGTATACAGCGTCCATCAAGGTGCTCTCTACAAAATTATTCAAACTCCTGTTCGCTTTCTTGGCTTGTTCCTGCAAGACTTGCAACAAGTCCTCACGTAAACGGAACGATGTTTGCTTTCTTATTACTGCTTCCATATTACTTATGTATTATATTGTATCGCAAAGGTAATGTATTGTATGCATAAAACAAACTTTCATGATTTTTATTTAGAGGATTGCAGGTTATATCATTCCATCTTAATCTTAACATCCACTTCAACAGGTATTGGTTTTTGACAATGGGGGCAAATGATCGTTTTGCTACTATTGATTTCATCAGAAAAGAAATCCCCGACTTTACACCCTATCACATTTGCTATCTTTTGAAGTGTTTCCACCGTTGGGTTTTTATTAATTGATTGAGATAAAGCACCTCGTGTTATAGGCTTACCGTTTTTGCTTTCCCATTCCGCAGCTATACGTTCGATAGTATAACCTTGAGCCTTAATAATTGATTTTATGTCCATCAGATGAATGTTTAGTTATTACTAACGGCAAAGATAAATATAAAAATGATATATGATTAGGAATAACTATTCGAAATATAGTTTTTGATATATTTTAATTAAACATTGGACTTGTGTTAAAGATTAGTTAAACCTAACGATCTACTTGTGTTTCGTTAGGTTTAACTATACATTTGCATCATCAAAATAAAACAACAGTACAATGGCAACACAGAAATACAACAAGAGTGAGATCATGAAGGAAGCGCATAAGATCTATAGAGAGTGCAAAATATACGGACGTACATTCGGCTCGTGCCTTAAACAAGCTTGGGGATCGGCGAAAGCGATGGTACAGCTTGCGGAAAAACGTGCGGCGTTTGCCAAGGAGCTTGCGCAAAGATCCCATGCAGTAAGACTTACTCATGTCGGTATGGCTAGCCTTTACGGTAACAGGGTTTATTCGGGTGATTGATAACTATACATTAATAATATAAGGAATATGGAAACGATAGAAGTATTGAAGAACGTACAAAGGATTGCGTTGGAGTGTATGATCGGAAAGAAACCGGTACATATAAACGTAGGCGTTATGCCGGAGACGGGTGGTTTATGCGTCACCGTACAGGACAGATTTCACGAGGTGGTCTACATGGAGATATTCAATGACTGGATGCCGGATCACAAGGAATGGAATAAAAAGACCTACGATAGATTCATGAGCGTAATTAGCGACATGACTTGCGTAAGGCTTGCGGGATAACTCGAACGACGGGGAGAGGATCGGAAGTAGATGCCCCTCCGGTAATACGGCCGGAGGGTTTGGTGGAGTTATTTCAATGATAATTAAATGATTGCATGAAATAATAAGAAATAGGATGATTTTAGAACCTGATGGTCTTATTGTTTATCTATCTGAAATACATTGATATAGAGTGTTAATAAAATACATTATTTAGAATGGTTCTAAATTAATGCGATTTTAGGTACCGTTATCTGTCCTTATCTATCGTTATCTATCCGTTTTGTTTTGTGCTTAAAATAAGGATGTTGTTTGATTATTTTTTAATTATAAACTTTGCGTATGAGAACACCAGAATTAAGCGGGAATAAGTTCTCCGCTATAGAGCAAAAGGAAGTCTTGGTCAAGTTGATGGACTTTGACGGAGACAAGGAATTATGGATTCACTCGGAACTTGGTGGCAACACTATGACATTCGGGATGGAGGAAGCAAGGCGGTTAAGGGATTTCTTCAACAGTCTCGATCTAAGGGACTAGAAGGATGGCCTTGTCGGGGTTCGATTCCCCGGCCGCTACAATCAGTCAAAGTAAATCCCCGAAAGCGGAAGTGACTGAGCCGCTAACGGGGATATGGATAATCTTTAACGCAAAGTAAAGATATGGAAAATTTGAATACTAAACAAATTAATAATAAAAATATGATTTTGGATTTGCATATGTTGGAAATAGTTCGCATCTTTGTAGTGCGACACTTTTATATAAATATATGGTTTGTGGATTTTTTATGTCCGCAAATAAGCTACTGCCTAAGATATAAGCAGAGGTTTCTCCGTGCATATTCGCCCACAAGCCAATATGAAAGTGTCGCAACTTGGAGAAATTCTCTGCTTTCTTTATTTATTAATATTTAATTTTCATTGATTATGCGACACTTGAATGAAAATTACTCAAACGGCAATAATATTGCTGTGTTAGGTACGGTTAACCCCTCCGAAATGGGGAAAATCTTTTCTTATAATGGTAATAATGTTACCATGCGTGTACGGAAAGGCGTTGTTTATGTAAACCTTACAGAGGTTGCAAAAGCTTTTCCTTGTAAAAATCTATCTCAAATTATTAACTCGCAGGAAATAATGGACTATTGCGATAAATTTTCAAAACTACAAAATTATAGTTTTGCTGATTTACTGATAGTTAGAAAAGGAGCACCGGATCTTGGAGGTGGAACTTGGGCGCATCAACGTGTTGCCCTCCGAGTAGCCCAGAAGCTATCAACGGAATTTTCGATATGGGTAGATGAGAGAATAGAGGAGCTTCTCACTACAGGTCATAGTTCGCTCCAACAACAATACCCGGTGCCTCAATCTTACGGGGAGGCCCTAATGCTAGCCGCACAGCAACAGATGCGAATAGAGGAGCAACAGAAGAGGCTAGAGCAAAAGGATGAGGAGATAACGGAGTTGAGAGCGGAGAACGTGGAACTACAGCATCAAAGCGAGTATGCCCGTTTTATCCTCCAGAGCAAGAAGACCGTTCTTGTCACCCAGATAGCGCAGGATTATGGAATGACAGCCATAAGATTCAACGCCTTGTTGCGTGATCTCCGCATACAGCGAAAGGTCAACGGGCAATGGATATTGTACGGGGAGTATTTGAATAAGGGCTATGTCCATAGTGCCACTCACAACTACACTCATTCCAACGGTAGTCCGGACGTGAGTCTTAATACCGAATGGACTCAGAAAGGACGCTTGTTCTTATATGAGGAGCTAAAACGAAACGGCATTCTTCCATTGATCGAGAGATCAGACAAAAACTAATTGATATACATATATTATTGAGGTACGATATAAAGGCGTACAGCCAAGACTTTAACCTTTTGTGACTTGAAAAGTATTTGTGAAATATTAAAAGATTGATTGAATATGAAAGAGAATGAGATTAAAAGCATCGTCGTGAGAGCCGACGGTAACGAGATCAAGGTTGATCACGCTCATGAGTTGGTAATAGGGAACTTGACCATAACCCCGGAAATGATGAGAGAGATAAAGAGTATGTCCAGTTGCCTGTTCTCTAAGGATATGGACGATATGATAGATACGCTTATCAATTTGAGTTGCGAGGGTAATTACGAGGACGGGTATATCATGGACAAGATGAGGGCCGTGTCATGCGTGAGGGATTTCTTGCGGGTGATCGAGAAAGATAAGACGATTGATTAGTTGATATTATCTTAATAGTCATTATCTTTGTGACAGAGCCAAAGAGCCGTACCGGAGACGTATTTGTCCCCGGGCGGCTCTTCTTATTTATATGCGTATGATAAAAGCGGTGTTATTAATAGGAGGGAAGAGATACGACGTGACGGATCACCTCAAGAACTGGGAGGACGTGGAGATATCGGCTAAGAGAAAGGATCTTTGTGGTGTCGTTCGCTCCTTCTCCAACAAGTTCGAGTTCGTGAAGGGGGCATACGACCTTCTTGAGGCCGAGTATCTGTCCAATTATACGAAAGCCTCGGCCATATTGGTGATAGGCGTGTTGAACGATAGCTGGGGGTATAACGAGAAGTTTCGTTGCAAGCTCGATTTCTCCACGTACCAGAGCGACGGGTATACGATATCCATAAACGCCATTGACGATAGCGTAGCGTCCATCATCAACGCCAATAAGTCGCAGGTATACGATATCCCGGTGTCGGAGTTAAAGGAGGATACATTGTATTATGACAGGATAAAGCTACTTAACAAGTCAACGATGTATATAACCCCAAACTTCGAGAACGAGTTGATGCCCGATTACGATCGGTTCATGGCTTTAAGGCTTCAGAGCAGGGAGACGTTATTACCTTTGGCTTACGGGGAGATAAGCACGCCGGTAAAGGGAGTGATGGAGGTCTACGACGTAGGTATGGATATCCCGTACGATAATGCGGGGAAGACAGGTTATTTCGCCTTGTGCCTTGTCGATAAGATCGAGATAAATCTAAGGATACGAATGGTCGTAGACTTGCTGACCACGGCGGTGACATCGTTGCACATAAGGCATATGTCTGCCGACAATAAGCTGAAATCCGACAAAGCCATACTGCTAAGCAAAGATGGATCGTCAGCGGGCGTTACATTTGTAGATGAGAGCCTTTCCTACGCTATGAGGGATGGTGACAGGCTGATCGCCTACATATTGTGCGTAACGTCTATAGGGGAGGATATCGATGAGATCATCAAGATATCAAGGGACTACGATTTCTATATCGATTACTCGGCTCGCAACAAGCCCGTAAATATAGATGCTTTCTCCCCTAAAAAACTATTATCCTCGTTATTGTCAAGGATGGGCGTGTCATTGTCCGGCGATATCGTCTCCGGTTCCATGCCTATACCTTGGATGATGGCCGCTGAGAGCGTGAGAGGAATAAAGGACGCGAAGGTCCATACGTCCTTCTCCAAGTTCTGTGATTTCGCCAAGGCGTTGCTTGGGTATGATTACGAGATACTGGATAATAGCGTGCGTTTCCGGCATATGAATGATTTCTTCGTCAATGAGACGAAAGAATTGGATCACGTGAGCAATATGGAGCTATCCGTGGATGAGTCGTTGATATACTCTGGGGTTGAAATTGGATTCGACAAGCAGGACTATGATGAGATAAACGGGCGTGACGAGTTTCATTTCAAGAGCAGTTTCAGCACGGGCTTGGACATAAAGGACAACATATTGTCATTGATAAGCCCGTACAGGGCAGATTGCTACGGATTGGAGTTCCTCGCTAACGAGCGTGACGAGGAATCGAAGGATACGGATTCCGACAATGACATATTCATTGCCCACGCTAGGAAAGATGGGGATAGATTAGTTCTGGTAAGGGAGGCGAACGGTGGAGGAATATATGCCGTGACGGGAGTATTGTTCCCCGACACTATCTTTAACGCCTCCTACTCGCCGAGAAATATGCTTCTCGTCAATAAGGAAAGGCTCGGGATATGCACGGATTACCTGTCTTTCACGGCCTCGGACGGAAACTCCTCGATATCGATAGGAGGCGTATCGGAGACCCTTCCTATATCCCTGCCGGTTAACGACCGGAGGATTAGGATTGATAAGGTGTCCTTGGAGACCCCGGGGTTATCTCCGTTCCCGGGGAATTACAGGGGTAGATTATCGTTCTCGTACGCCGGGAGATCGTACGAGGGCTGGGTTAGCGAGATAACGGAGAAGATAGGGAAATACCAAACGGCATCCTATTCGCTGATATTGTCTAAAATTACATGAATTTGTTTTGACAATTGATCCTTATCCCCTATATTTGTAGGACATAACAAAATAAAGAAATTAGAGCCTAAGAGCCATACCCGGCGGGAGTCGTATCCTGTGGGGTATGGCTCTTTTGGCGTTTATAGGCGTATGATAAACGTGAGCAAGATATCACCATTGCTTTTTGACGTGGGCTATAACGGCATCGAGATGGAGCGTGAGTATATACAACGCTTCTCTAATGCCGAGAATATAACCGTGCAATGCGTAGTATCCCCTTCCACCACTTTGTCTATGAGGTTGTTCGACCTTTGCGCCAACGATAGCTTCGTCATATCCCCCATATCCTATGAGATCAACGACTCGAATAAGCTTCTGGAGTTTATCGTTCCAAGAGGGAATAGCCTTTATAGGGCTTCCATAATCGGGAGTGAGGGGCAGATAAGCAGTCTCCCCTTCCGGTTTTGCGATAACGGGGAATTGGAGGGGCTGACGGAGGTGTCCTATACCAACAGGGATAATATCACCTCGTTCGGGGCGGTATTTGAGGTTGGAAACAACCAAAGGACTTTCAAGCTATGGATAGAGGGAGGATTCAAGTCGGATGGGCATTCCCTTAACGTTAGCAACGAGCAGTTCAGGACACAGGGGCAAGAGATCATAGAGCTTTACGCCGTACCGTATCAAGTGGACACGCTCACGATAGGGGATAACGAGGGGGTACCTTTCGAGATGGCCCGCTTGATCAATAACATATTCTGTCTGTCCGAGGTGAGGATAAACGGCGTTAGGTATGTCCGGAGCGAGTCCAGCGTACCCGAGAGGCAAGTGATAGCCGAGAGATACCCGTTGTTTGATTATACGTTTAACGTTGAGAGAGCGGAGAATATCTCCTTTAACGGGTTCACGGAACAGTCGGACGGATCTTGGGTCACGGGTTCCATAAGCGTGAACGTGGCAAACGCCAAGGACGGGCAGGTTCTGGTGTATGATGATTCCGTGGGGGCCTTTGTCAATCAATCAAACTTGGATTCGTTATGAGCAAAAAGAAATTGACCAAACATATATGGTACGGGTCGGACACGGTGATGTCCGAGGGTAAGCTGCAAGCGGCTCCTCCTCCCGTCGCTATAGATGACGGGACCAAGGAATGGCACCTCTCCGGATTGACGAGGGGCGAGTTGTTCGTGAATGATTACGCCGGAGACCCCGCCTTGTTCATCCTTGCCAGTGATAATAAGGTGCGAAGGATAGGCGGTCAAGGTTCCGGAAGCGGAGGTGAGGGGGGAGGCGGCGATTTCTCCTTGGCGCAAGGTCCGGGTATAGAGATAAAATCGGATATCAATAATATATATACGATTTCCCATAAGGATACCTCTTCGCAAGAGAGTATAAATAAGACGAATAAGAAAGGTATTGCGTCCGTATTGCTAGATGACTTCGGCCATGTCACGGGCTTGGATACCTGTGACATACTCGATCTTGAGGACTTGGATAAGAGGTATCTTCGCAAGGATATCAATGACGAGGCGGCGGGAGAGATCATCTTCGACAAGAAGATAGGCTCCTCCATCTTTCTTGACGGCATGGACGGCAAGGGCTGGGAGATCAAGGCCGACGGTTCCGGTATCATGGAGGCGTTGAAGGTGCGTTCCGACATATACGCTGGCAACAAGATCGGCTCCATATCGTTCGCCCCCGGCTTCACCGGCTGGGGCACGGAGATAGACATCCCCACGGCCACGGGAACCTTTGACAACATATTCGTTAGGAAGACCTTCACGGCCTACGAGATAGTGTATTCCCAGATATACGGGTTGGGCGGCAACCAGATCGTATCCGATATCAACAAGATAGGGAGGGTCGAGAGGCTGTCCGATCGTTGGAGATGCTACATGGACGACATGGACGGTCTCATGCTGATGAACCTCAGGGAAGGTGACGGCGTGAGGATACAGAGAAGGAACGGTATCACGTCCACTAAATATCTATTCGGTCGCTGTATCGGTATCTCATCCGACTATTTCGACGTGGCCTACCCGCTGATAGAGGGTACCGGCGAGCCAGAGGCTGGGGATTTCGCCATGCGATGGGGTAACGACAGGGATACCACTAGGCAGGGCCTTATCTACCTGACATCGGCGGATCAAGGAGCGCCGTTCATTGCCGTATATGACGGTATCACGGGCGTTTCCACGCAAGACACGCTGAAGGCCCAGCTAGGCAACCTCTCCATGATCCGTACCAAGAACGGTACGCAACTGAAGGGTTACGGGGCTTACCTGAACGGGATCTATATAGAGAACTCGTCCATATACCTCGATAACGGCATGACCGTGGAACAACAGTTCTCAGTGATGAACGGAGAGCTGAGGAGCGAGATCGAGGGGGTGAGGAACGACATGTCTCTGGAATCCGGGAATATACTTGTCAATTCCACGTTCGGGAAGGACACGAATTATTGGCGGTCGGAGAACGAGGTCCATTTCATTAACGTCGGGGGCGACCTGTTATGGATAGGCGGCGCTTTCTACTCGGAGAAGAGAGAGGTGGCGGACATCTACCGTGACGGTGAGCGTAACGTACTCCGTCTGCTGGGGACTACCATATACCAGTCAAACGCCAACATGAAAGGAGATAAGGTGGCTGGGACCTACTCGTACGCCTTTTTCTGCAAGGTCATGAGACGAGGTGTTTTGACGGTGGGTTTCGCCGGGCAGGAGTTGTACGACTCCTTGACCCTCGATCCTTCCGACGAGTACGTCAAGCTGTCAAAAGCCGGCAAATGGGACGGTACCGGGGATTTTAGGATCGGATTCACCGGCGAGATATTGATATACGGCGTGTCGTTGTTTAATGACAGGTTGGCTGACGCCGTGATAAAGCTTGAGACGCGGATCTTGCAGACGGAGGAGTATATCAAGTTACTGGCCACGAAGGAGTACGTGGACTCGGAGACAGGTGCGATATATACCAAGTATGACGCAGAGTTGTCGGTCATGGCCGAGGAGATATCCGCCCGTGTGACGGAGGAGCAATTCGCCACGGCGCAAGAGGCCATAACGCTGGCCAATAACGCCGCCAAGGCCGCCCAGACCGCCGCCGATAACGCTAACCAGTCCGTGACAAGCCTGAACACCTACGTTGACGGCGCTTTCGCCGACGGTATCATAACGGAGGCCGAGGCCAAGGCCATAGAGAAGTACCTGAATACGGTGAACACGTCCAAGGACAGCGTGACCGCCACTTATACGAAGTTGTATTCCAACACGTACCTTGACGGTGCGGCCAAGACCGGTCTTAAATCGGCCAAGGATGTCTTGGACTCGTCTATAAGCGCCTTGATAAGCAGTATCAACACGGCCATAGCGGACGGAAAGACCACCGCCTCGGAGAAGGCCGACGTGGATAAGAAATTCGCGGCCTTCAACACGGCCATGTCCTCGTTCGAGAGCGCCGTGGAAACGGCGAACAAGTATATACAGGACAAGTTGAAGGACTATACCGATACGGCGACAAACCAAGTGAAGGTGAAGCTGGAGTCTGATTTGTCGGTACAGGCGGGACAAATCACGGGTATATCCACAAGGGTGGACAATATAAGGAATGAGATAGACACGGCGGGATGGATCAACACTACGCAGGGAAATACGTTGTTCGCCGCCAAGAGCTTGGAGAATGGCGATAATATCATATCGTATATCAACCAGACGGCAACCACCACCACGATCAAGGCGGAGAGGATCGATCTTGTTGGTGTGGTAACTATATCAATGCTTGATAGTGACTTGCGTGATACTATTAATGACACAGTCTCTGATGTAAATAAAGCTTCCGATATAACGAGTGCTTTCTATCGTTTTAGTAACGATGGTATGAGTTTAAATCGTAGGATAGAGGTTGGTTCCGGTTCTATTGATAATCTCTCCGTGAAAGGAGGCATTTCACCAGATGTAAATAACGTATGTTTTTGGACTGGAGGTACATATGGACAAGCCGTGAATAATGAAGCTAAGATTGTTTTACGGCATGATGGGGCAGGATTCCTAGCTAATAAGAATATCTCTTGGAATACATCTGGAGATTTAAGTATAATAGGCAAAATACAAACCTCAGATAATGGGAATAGAATCATAATAGACCCATCGACGAGAAGTATTCGTATGATTAATGATAAAAACTCATTAACAGGAGAGATCTTGTTTAATGATATGACTGGGTATCAGTCATTACCCGCATTCCATATTTATATGAGAAACGCATCTTCAGGTGTCTCCAATTATCGAGTTTCCATGGGATATTTCGGATTTGGATCTTACGATAATGGAGGAAATGTCTTGTTTAATATCTCCCCATCGGGATTAATGACATTTCCGTATATGTCAACAGTAGATCCAAAGGTGAAAGGAGCTATATGGCGGGATGGGAATATGCTTAAAATATCTTTGGGATAATATTAACAATTAAAATACAGTAAATCATGAAAGTAAATTTCAACAAGAATCTAAAAAACTTCGATGGAACAGACATGAGGGACAATTCCGGTGAAGTGAAGGTCATCAAGGACGTAGTATGCTCTAGGCTTTACTCTTCCGGCGATGATATGAACGAGGACGAGAAGTACGAGCTTTACAAGCTAATGACAAGGATCTACGCCGCCGATGGTGAGATGGACATCAGCGACAAGGAATCCATATTAATAAAGAAATGTTGTAACAGGACGTTGACCTCCGGAGCTTTCGGTCAGATCTTTGAACTTTTAAACGTGTGATACCATGGAGATAACGAGCGACACAAGGACGATAAACGGCTACTCGGAAGTGGCCGGTATCAAGATACAGTATTCCGCCTCGGTCAAGACAGATGAGCGGATAGACCGGATAACAGGCTCTTTTATCAAGGACGGGGTACGTGTGGGATCTCTTGCCTACGAGCGTAACGGGCAGTTCTTCATGTCGGTGGACAAACCCGGCGTGATAACGAGCAAGGAGGATGCGGTGGCCGTAGCCACTCAATTCTTCAACGACACTTACGAGATGTTGAACAGTCAAGAGGGAGGGTAACATGGAAAGCATCATCCTATCATCGGGCACCGAGGTAACCCCCGAGGACATCCAGAAGATAGCGTCGGCGGTCAACGACCTGTTGCTGACCACGTCGAAAGACCCGGGGCAGTACGAGGAGGCCAAGAGCCTGCAAGGTATATCGTCCTTGCCGGTGTTCAGGCAATCCGGATCGGCCTATGATCTCGTGCGTGTGGCCATATCCTTGTTGAGGGGCGTTGACGGGAAACAGATCGTCTTGCAGGTCACCGCAGATTACATACAGTGGCGTTACGAGGACGGGATGTGGCAGAACCTCATACCGCTCGCCGACTTGAAGAGGCCGGCCACGGAAGCCGCCGCCGATGTGCGTGAGAGGATGGACGCTATCGTGAGCGAGGTTAACGCCTTGAAGACCCAGTTCGAGAACGACGTGAGGCACGCCTTGGAGAGGGCTGACGCTGCAACCGAGAAGGCGAACACGGCGGCGGAGAACGCCAAGTCGGTGTCTGACCACCCGGGCTATATCGGCGATGATTTCCATGTCTACACGTGGGATTACGCTACCGGGGCCTATATCAAGACGGACAGGATACTGAAACCGGAGGCGTTCACGATCTATAAGGCCTATAAGTCCGTCTCGGCTATGGAGGCGGACAAGTCTAACGTCCCGGAGGGGAAGTTCGTCATCATCAACACGGGCAGCGTGGAGGAAGAGGATACCGGCAAGCTGTATCTCAGGACATCGACGGGCTACGACTATATCGTGGACGTTTCCGGTATGAGAGGCTTCACCGGGAAGACCCCGCAATTCTCCATAGGCACCATAACGGCGGGAACCTATCCTTCCGTCTCGTTGTCCGACGGGGGCACGGACACATCCGGCAACCCCGTATACAGGATGAACTTCGTGTTGCAGAGAGGCCCTAGGGGATTATCTCCCAAGATATCGATCGGCAAGGTGACGACCGGTCTCCCGGGAACGGTGGCCCAAGCCACGATAACCGAGAAGGGAGAGACCGAGGAAGGGGTCCCATTGGCAGAGCTAGACCTTACCATCCCGCAAGGACAGGACGGATCGGTAGTCGGCGTATACAAGACAAGGGAGATCGACCATGTCCCGGGGGCTAACGACGTGACCTACGAGGAGGGCGGTGAGACCAAGAGCTACCCTATAGGCGGTGAGGTCTATCTAAGGGAGGCTCCCGGCGACGTTACGTTCTACAAGCTCCACGACATAGTGGAGGGTAAGGCCATATGGGAGGAGTCTTCCGGAGCCGCCTTGCCGGGGAACGTCTACTTGACCGGGGCGAATTACTACAATGAATCAGTAACAATAATAGATAAAGGGATATTATCATGAGCAAGAGAGGAGCTTACGTATACCAACAGATAGAGCAGTCCACCGCCGAGTGGACGGCTGACAGCACCATATACCCGCCGTCGCTATGGCTTTTCGAGCGGTTGGCGAACGGCAATTTAAACATGAAGTTCTCGGACGGTATCCATACGTACGCCGAGCTTCCATTGATGATGCAAGACATCAAGGTGAGGATAAAGACTAACACGGACACGGAATACGTCTTGGAGATAACCTCCGCTGAGGGAACCATAACCACGCCTAACTTGCGTGACCATTACGACGATACGGATATCCGGAATCTGGTCACCGGTCTAAGGACGGACGTTGATAAGTTAAAGCCCGTTGTCACATCCACCCCGTCTAACGGCCAGATAACCATAACGCCGGACAAGGCCAAAAACGAAGATCCGGACGTGTCGATAACGCTGGAGACCAAGGGGGACAAGGATAAGTCGCTGATGGCCGACGGTAATTACCGCAAGTTGCCCGTGTACGGGAGGAACCTGTTGCTGGGATCGGGGAAGGAGGTGAGTAACTCTAACCAAAATATAGCTAATTATTGGTTGGTAGAACAGATTCCGGAAGGCACGCAGGTTACAGTCACTGTATGGGGAGATTTAGGAGAAGGGATAGAGTTCCTTAGATTATACAATTCAGGAGGTTCAGTGACATTGATTTCGTTTAATCGCAACAATTTCGAAAACGGCAAAACAAGCAGAACATTTAACTGGAATATTAAAAGTCCAAGTGGCGAAAGTACTGCTGATAATACCCGTTTATCACTATTCGTTAATCCTGTTATCGCAGAATCTACCTCCACCATCCACAAGATCAAGCTCGAGTACGGCGACATCTCCACCGAGTGGACCCCCGCTTGGGAGGACATCCCGGATATAGAGGAGCGGTACGCCTACGGTACAGAGTGGGACATGGCTTCGTCAAGCCCGGACGGGAAGCGTGTGGGTAATATGCAACTGCATAGGGATTTGCCGGTGCAGAGCGGGATGATACGCTGTATTATTGATAATAATGGAGGTATTGTGAGATACAATGACGAGGCAGTTGATGATATTCTAACACAATCGGCTATGGTTGAGATCCCTGAACATTGGTTTAAATTATATACAAATGGTACTAAGTTTAAAGCGATGTTCTCTGCAATACCTTTACCCGGATATAACCACATAGATAAATTTTACATATCTACTATGGAGGCTAGAATTTATCGTAATAATTCGACTTTGTTTAGTTCTAAAGGTGTTAATTCTACTGATTCTAGCGTCCGCGGCGGCGACAACACCGCCGACTGGGACGGCACCTATCGTTCCTTGCTAGGCCGCCCCGTCACCAACCTCACCCGAGACCAATTCCGGCAAGCCGCAAGAAAACGTGGCAGCGGATGGGAGATGTATACCTATAACGCCCACAAGACCCTGTTCTGGCTATTCGCCGTCGAGTACGCCACGCTGGACAGCCAGAAGCCTTTCAACGCCCAGAAGGACGCTAACGGTTTCGCACAAGGCGGCCTAGGTCCGGGACCGACGCAAATGACGGATTGGACTAACTTCAACAACGCCAACCCCCTTATCCCATGCGGCTATACCAACGAGTTCGGGAACGGCTCGGGAGAGAAGGCATATGTGGTGAAGAACGCTTCCGGCGGTACTCACGCCACGTTGATGGCTAACAGGTATCGTGGCATAGAGAATCCGTTCGGACACATATGGAAATACACTGACGGGGCCAATATACAGGTCACCACGGGCGATGCGGGATTATCCATATTATGGACTACCGATGACCCATCGAATTTCAGCGACACCTCTTACACCGGTTATGACAAGAAAGGCAATATCTGCCGTACAGATGGTTATGCCAAGAAGATGTTGCTTGGAGAAGATGGCGATATAGTGGCCACGGAGGTCGGCGGTAGCTCCTCTACCTACTGGTGTGACTACTATTACACCTATACATCAGCAAACCGCATACAGGTGTTACTGATTGGCGGTTCTGCGGACATTGGGCAGAATTCGGGCCTTGCTTACATAAATACGCATGATGCGTCTTCCGCTGCGGCTAAATACTTTGGTTCGCGCCTTTGCTTTTTCCCCGAATATCGTAAAACGTCGGCGTAGCCGCACGTCTCACGTCGGGAATTTTTTTGTATAACGATTAAATAACAAGACATGAAAAGAACATATAGCGACACTATACCGATCACTATGGAAAAGGACGGTGACGGATCCTACCTTTACCGGTGGGACGTTAGAGAGGAGAGAAGGGAGATGGGTGACGATATGGCCCCCGTGATCTCCTATAGTTACAACGAGGTCAGGGTATGGCCCACGTTGACGGCCAACAAGATATTGGAGGCATGTATCAACGCCCTATGGGACAAGGACGTGGAGCAAAAGAAGCTGAACGACTACAACGCCGCCCAGCTGGGCATACTGGACTTGTTATACGTGGAGTCTTATAAGACGTTCCTTAACGAAAGGAAGGCGTTGAAAGACCGTGTGGATAGCGATTTCGCCGAGTGGGAGGCGGCGAGAGAGGATGAGAGCATAGTGGTTGTTTAACTAATTAAAAAAAAAGGATCGGAAGAATGGATTGGACGATGATGTTAACCGCCGTATTAACCTTTGTTGGAGGAGGTGGTCTTGGAGCAGTGCTGATGTTTCCGCAAAAGAGGAAATCGGCCGAGTTGGAGAATGAGACGAAAGCGAGTGAGCAATGGAAGGAATTGTATATCAAAAGTCAGGAGGAAAAGAAAGGTTTGAGCAATCTTATAGATAAACTATACGACGATCAGGGACATTTTCGTGACGAGAATAACCGTCTTACAACCCAGATAGCGGTATACAAAGTACTTAAATGCAGAGATTTGAAATGTACCAATAGGAATCCTCCTATCGAGAACAATATAAATAGTGAGGATAAGGAGGATAAAGATTGCGATAAAGAAGGCTCCCCAGATCCAAAAGGATAGGGGAGCCGGATAAATTTTAGCTTCCTGTCTTTCGCAAGGGAGGATAGCAAGGTTAACAAAGCGCATAAAAGTATAAAAAATAATTGATATGAGATCGATTAACAGGAAAATCAACTTGATCGTGATCCATTGTTCGGCCACTAGGGTAGATAAGGATTATACCCCTGAGCAATTAGAGAGAGACCACAAGGCGAGAGGATTCAACTCCGCTGGTTATAACTATTATATCCGGAAGAGCGGGGAGATAGTATCTATGCGTCCATTGGAATTGATTCCGGCTCATGTGACCGGATATAACAAGAACAGTATAGGAATATGCTATGAGGGTGGTCTTGATCCGGACGGGAATCCGGATGATACACGTACGGAGGCACAGAGACAGTCGATTATAAGGCTGTTGTTGGATTTGGTCGTACAGTTCCCGGATAGTAGGATCTGCGGTCATCGTGACCTATCCCCGGATCTTAACGGTAACGGTAAGATTGAACCGGACGAGTGGATGAAGATGTGTCCGTGTTTTAATGCCGAGGAGGAGTATCGCAATATATGAAACCTTGGCAAGTAATATTAATACTAGTGTGCTTGGTAGCCAGTTTCACGGCTGGCTACCATGTCCGGGGAAATGTAGCCAGTGATTCGATATCCAAGACCGACACGTCCGCCAAGGTGGATACGATACATGACAGCATCCCGTACCCGGTCTATGAGACACTGGTACAAACAATACCTGAGCCTTTTCCTGTCTACATTACATTAGACGGTGACACGATTAAGGAACCTATATATGTCCCGGTGCCGATAACCAACAAGGAGTACAAGACGGATGATTACCGGCTGTCAATATCCGGCTATAAGTCTAATCTTGATTACATCGAGGTTTATAGAAGGACTGAGTATATAACCAAGACGATCTCCCCCCGTAGATGGGGAATCGGTGCGATAGCCGGTTATGGGATCGGAAAGCATGGCTTGTCACCCTATGTCGGGATAGGCGGGTTTTATAGAATTTGGTGAGGCTTCCATGGCTCACGCCCGAGAAACCTCTGATAATAGAATGAATGCGTTATATGAATAACAAGGGCTGACGTTTTTTGTTCATGATAATTTAATATTAGTTTGATGGTGACTTCGTGAGAACGAACCGGAAAGGGAAGATGAAGAAAAAAGAATCTTCCCTAAATAATCGGATCGGAAGTTTGATTATTTTTTCATGCCACGCACGACGGGAAGATTCTTATATGTCTTTCTGCCGTGCATTTTTTTGCCCGGCTTAATAGTAAAACAAACCACGAAATAAAAAGTTTATGAATAAGGTGGAAATTTTTTACAAAAAAGTGATAGAGGCAGTCTGCAAGGAGTGCGGAACCGATCCGATAATGATGTTTAGCAACAACAAGGAGCGCAATGTTGACGCTCGGGGAGTGGCTATAACCATACTGGCCGATCGCAAGTTGAGCGACAATATCATATCCGATCTGACGGGAATGACGAGGCAAGCCGTGAACCGGATGCGTAACTTGTACCCGGACAGGATAAGGAGGAGTTATTACCTGAGGAGGACGGTGGAGAGCGTTAAAGATAACATAAATGAATAGTTATGATTATATTACAACTTTTTCAAAGTTCAAATGTTATACTAATGATAGAAAAAAAGTTACCGAAAATATTGTAGGTGATAGAAAAATAGTTATCTTTGTGCGTTCATTCATCCAAGATGATGATTTTATTAACCAAAAGGATTAGCACATGGTAAGAAAGATCAAGGCTGTTATAGCCTTATTGGAAGCGAATGGATGGGCGCACATAAGAACTAGAGGAGATCACAGGATATTCAGGAAAGACGGAGAACCCCGTTCTATTCCTATTCCGGGGAGTCCTAGTGACGATCTAGCAATCGGTACGCTAAAATCAATATTAAAACAAGCCGGGCTAAGCGAGTCTGACTTTGATAAAATTTGATTAACATCCAATGGATAGCAGGACATATAGCCAGTCCTGCTTTCATTTTGGATGAGTGATAAATTTGCAAACATGAACCTAAAAAAAATATCAAGATGAAAACGTTGACTGTTATAATCGAGAGAACCGAGAATAATTACTCGGCATATCTGCAAGAAGTGGATGGCATCGTGGCAACAGGTAAAAGCGTGGAAGAAATAAAAAAATGTATAATTGATTCTATTAACGTGCTAATAGATGAATGTAATGAGTTTGGCGATACCATTCCAGAGGCGCTTAAGGGTGAGTATTGTTTGGCGTTTAAAATGGATGTTAAATCTCTTTTGGATTTCTATTCAAAGATATTCACCAAAGCAGGATTAGAGCGTATTACGGGCATAAACCAAAAACAATTATGGCATTATGCGTCAGGTTTGCGTAACCCACGCCCAGAACAAACCGTTAAATTAGAAAATGCCCTTCATAAACTAGGAGAAGAATTATTGGCTATAAATTTATAATTAACCGCTATCCTTATGCTTCCTATGGCCCCCAAAAATCTGGGGGCTTTTTTTGTCTCATTCCCTTCCGCAAAGAACTAGCAACAACCTCGCAACAAGCTAGCAAGGAGATATTTATTTAGCAAGGCACTTCTATGGATTTTTGTGGTGTCCGGGATAACCCGGATATGACCATAAAAAACTTCACATATGGAAGCAGAGAAAATTATTAAGGAGAAAGAGATCGTCCATGAGGATGAGCACAAGGATTACGCAAGCAAGGGCGTGGGTAACGCCGGCTTGACATTGGGTATCATTGGTACGGCTCTTGGAGCTTGGGCGGTGTCACGTAACCGTGGCGGCTTGTTCGGCGGTGGCTGGGGAGCCGGTATGCCGGAGAACGTTAACATCAACACGACCACAGGAGGCGGTGGCGGTTCCGGTGTAGGCGCTCCGACTGCGTTCATGGCTTGGGAAAAGGGTTGTGAGGAGGCTATTGCCTTGACTAACTCATTGTGGGGACTTCACGTGTCCAGTATGCAGGCCGATTACGACCATCGTAATACGGATGTAGCCGAGAAATTCCAGCTTTACCAATCACAGGTAAACGGAGATTTCGGTAACTACAAGGCTATCCGTGATCTTAACGACTATCAAACCGATAAGCTTAACAATGCGGCGTTTGGCCTGTACAAGAGTCAACGTGACGGTTTTGACGTGTTGAATGCCCGTATCAGCCATTTGGAGAAAGAGGTAGCCGTAGGTGCCGCTATCCGTCCTTACCAAGATCGTCTGATCCAGTGCGAGATCGACAAGGCGTTCACGGCTTCTGTCAACTACACGAGACAGCTTGATTGTCGTAACATCAAGGGTGAGCTGGTATTGCCTAACACCCCTGTCGTTACCGGTTATGGGAGTTACCGTAGCTGCTGTGGGTTTCCCCAGACAAGCGCCCCCGCTGAGACAGCTTGATAATCCGAGGCCCAAGCCCAAGGCGAAGGCTAAGGTTAGCAAGAGAAAGAAAAGTTAGTGGTAGCCCCTCGGGGCTTACCACTTTCCTATTACCAACCACTAACAAAAGATATTATGGCATTAAATAACGTATACATAGGAGGTGACCCGTTATTGGGGTCTAACGGTAACATGAGCAATGAGATGGAGGCTTATGAGCGTCAGTTGCAAGAGACCCTCAATCAGATACAAGTCCAGAAGCAGCGGGTGTTAAACCCTCAGAATAACCCCAAAAGAAGCCAATCTCCCTTATGGGATGAGATGGACAAGGTCGTTAATGATATGACGGACATGGAGATCGAGGCGTTAAACAATGACCCGGAATACCAGAAGGCACAAAACGCTCTGATGAGCATACTTAACCGGGAATACATGAGAATCATGCGCCCGGTCGTGGAAGAGTCCAAGGACGGTAAGGAGATACTGGATAGCCTTATGACAATCACAAAGAGGGTCAAAAAATCGGCCTCTGAGGAAGCGAACAATAATATAGCGCTCTTTAATGAGTATACGTCTAAATACGCCGATATGCCCTACGCCGAGTTCCTTAAGCTGAAGAATAGCGGCAAGAAGAAACAACCTAATTAATCGGGATCATGGAACTGAAACAGCAAGCGTTGGAATTAAAGAGCCGGTTGGTGAACTCGGTGGAGATATGGGCGGAGGAAAGGGTTGACTCTTTCGTCTCCGGGAACACGGCGTTCAAGCCCCTTGGCAAGTATCTTAAAAGGGGTGTCCACAACATCCTCGTGCAAAAGGATAAGGAGATCACTGAGAAAGTGGAAGGATTCATGTTGTTTGCGGCTGACGAGAACGGCAATTATGACAAGGAAGAGCTATTCGATGACGCTATGAACGTATTCAAGAGCATGAAGCCGTATAAGTTCGAGCAAGGATTCTTGAAGGGTACGATCGGGGAAGGCTCCATCTTGATAGAGCTTCCAGATAACGGACTCATGAATTTTATCCTTGGTGACACTAACGCTATTCGTATAACGGAGGCGGATTTTTTGGAGTTGAAATCAATATTTACCGAATAATAATATGATATATGAGATACAAGGAACAGATAAGGGAGTACCAAGCCAAGGGACTAGGCTCCGAGAAGAAGATGTGGGCCTCCATAGACGTGATGGAGGAGGCTATGGAAAAGTTAAGGGAGAAAGACCCGGAAGCGTATGACGAGGCTATGCGTGATTTACATGAGGTGTTTTGTGGGCCTCATTATAATGAGTGCTTTGCTAGGATGGACGTGGCGGCAATGTTCCACAAAAACGCTAAAGGAGATGTTGTCAAAGGCGAGCACTGGAGCATGGAGCAGGTATCTGCCGCTATAAAAGGCATGAGCGTACCGGGGAACTCTAACATATGGGATGTATATGTGGCGTTGCACTCAAACTGGCATGACAAGGAAGTGAAATTCTTGGAATGGTTCGGTCCGGATGCGGATAAGAGGATCATCGAGGATGCTATAAACTTCTACTTTCTTGATGAGGACGGCCCGAAAGAGGGTAAGATTTGGGAATACATGTGTGCCATGGATGACTAAGAAAACCAAAAGACACGCAAAGAAGGAATCCGCAAGACGGGAGATAGACCGCCTCACGGATTCCTTGGATTTCGAGCCTGTCAACCTCTATGAGGTGATGGCCCGGATACGGCACTTGATGTGCCTGTTATAGCCCAATATCGCTTATTATTCTCCGGCCTATACGCCGTTGGCAGGGGAATCACCCCCGGCATAGTTTAAGTAAAATGTAATAGTTAAGACTTGTTCTGACATTTGTTTTATATCTTTCCTAATAATTCGTTATACTCCTCTATCCATTCAAGTTTTATTGGAAAACCAGCATTGTAATAACGCGATACAGCCCCACATAATTCATGAAATCTAGCCCTATGAACATTTTTATAATAAATATCCTTTGGCATTACCCCTAACGGAGGCATTTGTTTTTGTCCTGTTTCCATTTGTTTTGAACTTGATAAAAAATCTTTTATTTTATTGGCTAGTCCTATCAGCATTTCTGATTGGAGCTCATTGAACTCCTTGCAGTACCTCATGTCATCTTTATGCTTCTCTTCCGGAGACCGATCATCGCCTACGCTGCAATATCCGGCGAAAGAGTTTACCGGTAGTGGTCTCATAGCCTCTATAGCTAGTTTGATCGATTTCTCTTTGATGTTTTCTTCCATGATTTATTATTATTTGTTACCATTCTATTATTAATCCATAATCCCCTCGGTGCCATTCTCCTTGATAGAGCTTGAATCCTTGTCTCATGAGTTCAAGTTTGCACTCATCGGATAAGTATACCCAATGCGGGAAAAATATTTTATACTCGTTTCGTTTATTCGCTTCTTTTATAGCATTATATATCAGATCTAACGATGGTGAGTTTTTTTCTAATTCTCTAGCTTTCATATATTTTTTTAATTATGAGCCTTCATGGGAAGGCTCGGTTAATACTATTCCTCTAGATCGGGAATATGGCACCAATGGGTAACCTCCCCGAATACCTTATAAGCGTCCTCCCCGTAAACGATAAAGCCGCTATCCTTACCATGTAAATAAGCGGTGGCTTTGCCTCCGTACTCACCTCTAACCAAGACTATGTCTTGATTTTCCGGCAATCGTTCCTTCACGCTTACCCACGGGGATTGCTTTGCCTGCCATTCGGCACCGGCTATAAATCCCTGATAATACGCAGGGAATGCACTACCGCTACTCCTGCTTTCAGCAAATAAATGAGCCGCTTCCTCTACCGTCTGTCCCATATCAATATTTCTTTCCATGTTTATTCTCCCTTAATTCGTTGTATTTTTGTTTCTGTTCAATGTGCCATAAGAGATCTATATACAGCAAGTCCGCATTAAGAAATATAATTACGATCGAAGCCTTGATTATTTCCGCTATATCTCTATCCTCGGTTAGGATAGATGTCAAAAAGAACATCCTCTCAGTAAAAGACATTTCCTTTAAAGCATCATCCCAGTCTTTATATTCCGGCTCTTTCATGAAATCGTAGATATCTTCAAGGCTGATATCTAACGATCCTGCGAGATCCAGCAAGCGGATGCAGGCATCACTAAGCTCATCTTCAACGGTATCTTTAATATTGCTTTTGAAGGCATATATAAATTCTTCATCTTTTGTTTTAGGATCATCCATTAAGATTATCCAATCCTCAAAAACCTTCCTTCTTGCGTATAGACCTTTCCTGTCCGCTTCCACGGCCTCAGAAAGCTCTGTTATCACTAGCATCAGAAGATGTCCATTGCTCAAATCCGTGTCATGAAACCCGTGATCGCATGCGCATTTGTACGCACGGTCACGGAGTGCGTTGAAATCAATCTAGCTCATATTTATTTCTCCTTTTTATAACTTTTACAAATGTTACTTCTTGATCCGGATTTTCTTCCTCAAACCTAAATTTCTCGTTATAGAAGTCTATGAGTTCATCGAGGTCTGTAAATTCCTTTTCCACGTTATCGATGTAGTATGTCGTTTTTGGCTTGCCGTATGATAGCTCGTCTTTTCTTGGGGTGATAGTAACAGCGGAAATATTGTTAACGTCATCCCTGTACTTAACGATTCCACTACCTTCCATAGACATACAGGACAATATCCTTAATTGTAAATCATCACGTGTGATCATCATTACCTCCTTTCAGCAATTCGGGATTGTCATAAACATTACCTATTACTTTAATTTCTCTTTTATAATCAGTCCACCAGCAAGGACTAACTTGCTGCCAATAACTAGTTTTAAGATCACAGTCCAAATCCGTAAGATTAGCCAAGCAATAACTCGCCCATTCATCTATGTACCTAATCAATTTAGGATATTTGCCATTCACGCTGATAATGTCCCCCTCGTAAATCTCCTTTCTGCTCTTGTCTTTTAAGCCTGTGAACTGGCCTATAGTTGTTTCATCGCACATAACTCCAGACAATTGAAAGAAGTGAGTATCACCTCTAAAATTATACTCTCTCTCAACATACAGTTCATTCTGCTGGTCTATAATGCAATAGTCGTCGGCTTGAACCAATCCACCATACGCCCATTTATTATTATCAATACGCTTCGCTCTGAATTTAATCTCACGCATTTGATCCTCCTTTCTCTGTTAAATAGTTATTATTCAAGTGACCTCTCTTGATGAGCCACTCGATAGCGTCAACCACATTGTCCATCAAATTGATCATTGAACATTATTTTATTCATACTTTATCCTCCTATTGTATTTCCAAGCCCTATAAAACCACTTAATAAAGTTAACCCAGCATTTCGGTGTCATTAGAAACTTTCTCACCGCATAGAAGGGTAGTATTGTCTCCATTGCGACATAGTACTTACCCCATATATAACGGTGACGTGTACATTTCTCCGCTATCTTCCTTTGCTTCTTGTCTATCCATCCATGATAATGAAAGGCTATAAAATTATCATGGAACCAGACCTCAATAACGGTGTTCTCTCCGTTATCATTGGTTTGCCTGACGTTCATTCCCCAACTCATATAATCATTGATTGTTAAAATATTCCTTACATTTAAAACCTTTTCTCGGAGGGGATGGTTACCTAGCTTGGATAACTACCGCATAGTGCAATATCTTTGTTCATGGTTACCAGTCCTCCAAATCTTCCCTTGTATAGGAATCGTTTGTGTCATCTTCATCGATATAACTATCACAATAGTCCAATAGGTTGTACGAATTCTTACCGTGTAGGCACTCGTTCCTGAGCGCACAATTCATACAGCACCATTCATCGCTTATTCTCATCATCTTATCCCTCCTGTAATATAACATCCCCATCCTTATCCGTGAACACGTCCACTAAATCGTAGTAATATTCCTTATCCGACGTGCGGATCATTACCTCCGCTTCCGGGTCTTGCTCTTGGAGCAATGTTATAAGTTCTTTATTTCTCATGATTGTCTATTTTCTTATTCTTTTAACGATGATAAGTAAAAACCTCTCTTAGTAATTTATAGATATCCTTAATACGTAAAGGACTATTAGATAACGGAGGTTTTAAATCTATAATATCCGAGACATCCGGTATATCCTCTATAACCTCTAGATCCCGTAGAGCGTTGAGTTTCTATGTATGTTCAAGCCCCTCGGAATCCACATAGCACACCCAATCCTTTTCAGGGCATCCCTCAGAAGCATTGAAGGACATAACATCAATGACCTCTCCGGTCTTTCTTATTTTCGCTTTCATCTCAAAACAATGTTTTCTCTAAATCATAATTAATCCAAATCACCTCTTGTACCTCACTGCTCCGGATGTTATTCTTCTTGACCGGAAACTTTATCATGTTCCAATCCCCGTATAACTCCCGCATCAACGGACAGTCATAACTACTTATCATTGCCTTGCCTTTGATCGAATGCAAACGATCGGAAAGCTCACGATGCTTATCGTCCGGAAACTCGTACTTGTAATCGTTAGAAGATGCCCGGCACTCAAGCGGGTAGGGAGGATCGGCATAGAAGAAAGCGCCGGGGAAATCCAACCGATCAATGCAATCCTTATAGTCCAGATTGGTGATCTGGAAATTGCCCCTGATCACCTCTGCGACCTCATGCAGTTTCTCTATCGCGTTGTTCCATCGGGATACGGTCTCACCACCTCTAGCGTTAACATGGCTCTTGGCGCAATGCCAACCCTTGTTCTTCTGTTGCGCTCCCAACCCGAAGAATGATTGCCGGATACGGACGTAAAACCTCCTTGCGCTCTCTATCTTATCCCCGGAAGGTTCCCATGAGTTATTATACTCCAGTTCGGAGCATGGGGTTAACAGCAATAACCTTGTCAACTCCGGCTCATGATCCCTTAATACCTCGAAGAAGTTGGTTATATCCCCGTTTATCTCGTTTGCTGTCTTAATGATCCTTCCCGGATAATTGAGAGAAACGGCCATGCTTCCGGCGAACAGATCGACCAGATGGGTGAAATCTCTTGGAAAGTTGGCGTACAAATACTCTAACCAAGTGAATTTACCTCCAAAGTAATTGAAGGCTATAAGTTTATTTCTGTTTCCGCTCATGATTATTTGATCTTGATTACTCTCATCATAGATGAATGAAGCTTTCAACTATGATGAATGATTAAACCTCTGTTTTAGCGAACACCACGCTCTCATGATCCGGCCTCAGATGGGCCATGCAAGCAGATGAGTATTCGCAGAATCTCGCTCCATCGTCCCGGAAGACGCATCCCCTGCACGGGATCTTGTTCTGGCCGTTATAGTACGGCCTGTACTTTTCCACGATAATTTTCATGTCTCCTACCAACACGATCAAACCGGTAGGGGTATTTCTCAATCTCTCTGTTATTTCCATGTTATCTTCTCCTGCTTTCTCCGTTTAGGATTATCACGTTAAAACTCTTGAACCTGTCCACCAGCCTAGCTCCGAATCGATTCTTGAAATCCGTGACGGATAGGTTGGAAGTGATATGATACTTCTTCTGATGGGACTGGTATATCTCGTACCTCGCGTATAGGAACTCGTCTATTACGCTGTCAAGGCTGGTGCCGTAGCTTTTCTGGTTCTCCGTCTCAAGACCGATATCGTTAAGGCAGATATCGAACGGGTTCCCTTCCATGCTCCCTTTCCCTGCCTCCTCGTTGTACGTGAACCTGTCTATGTGACCATGGATCTTGTAATAGTTCATCATCTGGGTCACGGAGAGGTTCACGAAGCGTTTAGGGTTATCCGTCAATTTCAGGTAATCGGCGAATATCTGCATCATGAGCGTTTTGCCCGTTCCCGGATCTCCCACGATAAGGAGATTCTTGTGCAGCTTATAGTCTTCCTCCGGGAATACGGACTCGGCCAACGGGCAATCGTTGAAATAATACAACAGGAATCTCAAAACCTTGTCATTCCCCCTGTCTGTCTCGAATTGCCGCCTCTCGATCCCTAGGTAATTACAACCGAGCGCCTTTATCATCCGGGCGTGGCTGATGTACTCCGTATCGTCCGAGAGATCGTACCTAGAAACGTTCTGTATAGTCCTTGCGTGCTTCTTCACTAGGTTGAACACCTGTTTTTGCTGGAGCCTCTCTTTTTCCGTAGGCCCCCGCATGGCTTGTATAGCCTCCGAAAGTTTCTTTTCTTGTTCCTCCATTATGTCTTTGATTATAAGCCCTTAGTCCTGTTCCTTGCCACCAATAGGTGAATCGTCTCTTCACGTCATCTATCGTTTTTAGCGTATCGCCCTCCCCGGTGGATACCATCCAAGCGAGGAAGTTATCCAGCTCGCCGGGAATGAGGTCATTGAAAGCGACGCTCAATCCCGATATCTGGCAAGCGTATCTGCGCCATTCCTCGTCCCCTAATAACTCATCCTTAAAATTCTTAAAAAGCTCCTCGCGCGTATTAAGACTCTCTCTCAAGGTATTTTCTTTATTATTATTTGGGCTGACACTGGGTTTTAAAATTTGTGAAAATCCACCGTTTTCGCCAGTGTGGGTTTCTTGGTGGGTTTTTAGTCGGGTTAATAACGCTTGTAATTCGCTTATATCGATGTCGTTAAGTGGGTTTCTTGGTGGGTTTGACTGTGGGTTTTCTATGTAATTATATCTGTCGAAATTAAGCAATGTAATTACATTCATACCCTGTGTGCATTCCGTTTGTATCATTCCCATCTTCTTGAATCTTGCAAGCGTAGCCTTGACCCAAGTCTCAGACCTTCCCCATTTCTTGGCTAGGAATCTGTTGGATGCAGGATATTGTCCGCGTCCCCAAGTAATCTCACGACCTCCGATGCGAGACGTTGTCTCAGAAGCCTCAAATCGTGCGGACTGTATTAAGTCCAACCACGCTTCGCTTTCATTGTAAGCACGGGCGGCCTGCCATATATCATTCGTGAAAAACTTACGAGAGAGCATTATGAAACCCTTATCCATATATTAAAAATCAAAATCCGGAGACTCGCCGTCCTGCAGGGACTTTAGTTTTTGGTCTACAAGGTGTCTTACGTCCCATATGTTTACAGGTTGTATTTGCAGGTTCTCCGCTATTTGCCTTGCAACTCCCTCGGAGACAGGATTTATAGCGTATATGGCCCCCGATGAGAGAAAGCGGGTGAAACCGGGCTGGTTACTTGTATCCGGAACGTCTACCCGAAGCATATTGGTACCGGCCACGTTCTGTTCCGTACATCTTCCCGCTATCCTTGAATGGCCGAATAACTCGACCACGCACCATAAATCAAATTTCTCTTGTTCCATATTATCTTCTCTTTTTAAAAGTGTTACAAAATCTCGTGGAGTTAGCGACTCTTCCAGCATCATGTATGATGCACCAAACGCATAGCCCCTTGTGAGGATGTCCGTTGGCGCAATCGCCACATTTCACCTTTTCTTGCTCGTCTTTCTTCTTAGCCATTTCAATCCTTTATGCCTTTCTGATCCCTCAAATCCTTTATGCGTTTCTTGTAATCTTCGATCATCAATTGGTAATCGAATGCCGAGAGTTTAGAGATAGAGTGCTTTTTCACCTCAAGCTCGTTAATTACTTTTATGCCATACTTATTTATCAAGCCCTTGGCATAACCGATGTTGTTGCCCTCGTCGAAACGGTTGCAAGACCTGCATTGAGCGTTGCAGTTTCTCTCGCTGTATCTGGTACCCATATGTGACCGGTTGACGAAATGTCCGCAATCTGCCTCTTTCCAATGCACGATCTTCCCACAGCTTATGCAACGGCAATAACCGTTGTTGTCAGCATCCCTTATTCTTATAAATACGGAGAATATACGGTCTAGTCTGTTCTTTAAAGAGGTTATGTTCTTTACTTTTCCCATGGATGTTTTCTTTTTTCGTTTATTAATAAGAATCCTGCCAAGATCACTGCTATAAGTCCGAGTATTGCGGTGATAAGGTATATGGCCATTGTCAAGTGATCTAAATCTTGTATTGTTTCCATATTAGATATTTGTTGGTGGTGGTAGCAGGATTTGAACCTGCACGATAGGAGTTTCACGTAGTTTTATTGACCGTTGGTGTAGTTTCGCCAACCCATACATTGTCTTTTTCATTTTACAAGGGACTCCTGTTCATTTCCGTCAATCTTTCGATTGCGATCTGTCACATGTCCGACTACCCTCAACCTATCTATAAGTATGTTCCAGCTTTAGCGTCTACCAATTCCGCCATACCACCGTATTTGCCCCGCATATCCTCACGGACGGCGGGGATAATCATTCTAACCCAAATCTAATACCATGAAAAACACACTCTAATATTAATATCCTTAGTTCTGAATCTTTATTAAATCGGGTATCGCTCCATAAATGGGGGTACGACCATCCCATTTGTCGATAAACTGCTTATAAAGAATTTCTTTAGTCAATCCTCTCGAGGTGATTAACGCTTGTTCCGTTTTCAATTGCTCCAACTCGTTGCGTTTCCGTTGCTCCGCTATCTGCTGGTCTAAAACCGATATATTGGTGTTAACCTCATTCCTGCTGTCTATTTTTTCACGTACCGCCTTGGAAAACTCAAGCTGGGCGGAGAATGTGAGTAATTGAAGGCCTCTTTTCTCGAATTCCTTATCTACTATCTGCTCAAGTCGTTTCTCAAAAAGAAGCGATCCTCCATCCGCCATTAAGCTGTCTGTCTTATGTTTACGACTCTCTTCCTTGATCAAGTCATAGATGCGAGGCTCAAGTATATTATCCTCCAATGATTGCATGAAACCGTCTTTGCCTGATTCCGTATCGGCCTTGTCTATGTGTTTGTTGTCGAAAACAACGTCTATGGCCCTGTTCTTGATAACCTTGTATGAGTAAGTGGGGCGTGCGTTAAATTCCGTATTATCTGCGGCTTTTAACGTAACAGGGCTCGCAAACTCACCTCTTTGATCAAATAATGGGACTTGGAATAATTCCGTCCCCCATTCCCAAGTGGATACCTTACCCGATACGACCTTGAAATCCTCCTTGCCTTGTTTCCCATAATTTTCCATCAATACCCCAGCGTAATTAGGTGCTACACGTTCACAAGAGGATAAAAATACCATAGCGATTATCGCTATAGTAAAAAACTTAAAACTTGTCCTTTTCATTCTTGATAAAATTAAATAGTTTGTAAATTATAAATAATGAACTAGTTAACATAATGACTATTCCTAGCCATGCGTCAACATGGTTAAAAACTCTGTTCCCTGCCGGAATAAAGGCTATGGCCAATATCAATATCCAGTGTTTGTTGATAAATTTCTTCATGATCTTTTTATTTATTAAACTTCTAGCTCTTCAATTAAGAGTTGCCCGCATCCCATGAACCATACTTGGGAAGCTGGCAATTTTTGTAGCAAGGCTATCTCTATCGCCGCCTCCTTGAACTTGCCCTTGTCATGCCCGGCCTTTTGCCTGATGAAGGATTGCGTCCTTGTTATAAGATCCCCGTCCCCTTCTTTGGGATCACGGGTTATGATCTCCTTACATTCTATCATCTTGTCCTCGATGGACTTGCCGGAGTCGGACAATGATCTCTCTATCTCTTCTTTGTCTATGTCAACGACTCTCTTGTTGACATCCGCGTTGAACGGGAACACGTCCATGATCATTGTCTCCGTTACCGAGGCGATGGTATAATCCGCCAATGTACCCTTCATGCCGTCTTCCAATACGGCGATGGCCTCTTTTAGATTAGAGGCTTGGGCTAACATGGTAGCGGCTGTTTTCTTCTCAGACCCGCTCTTCTCGTCCAGCGTGATGAAATAAACCTTGATCTTATAGAACCGGTCACCGTTTTCGTTGAAGAACAACTCGGATAAACGAGCTCGTTTGATGTCTGTTACCGTGAATTCACCCGTGATGAAGGGGCGGATCTCCTCGATGATGCGAGCTTCCGCTTCCGTAAAAGACAGGGCGTCTACCAAGTAAGGCTCGGTTACTTTTTTCTGCATGCCATTTTCCAGCATTTTCTCGTAAGAGACCTTGCACTCAAACCAATTTGTCATAACTTATTAATAATTAATACCATATTTCTTTCTTTCGTATTGTGGGATATACCCCTTGCAAGGGGTGTTCCCAGTAAATAAGACCGGTTCCGGCCTTACAGTTTCCCCATCTTTTTTAGACGGGTCTTTCCAATGTCTCTGCCGTTGATGACAGAGGCAATGTTTTTTAGAGCAAGCCTCATTGAGGCAGTATTTAAGATCTCTCATTTTTCTTATAGGTTTCCAGCTTCTTGACCTCCTTTTTAAGGAGTCTAACAGCATCCATGTATCTGACGCTGCCATAAGAAGCGGTAATAATAATGTTGGTATGCCTCACGATCTTGTCGATCAGGTAATTTGGAGGCCTGTCGCTTTTTCTCATTTCCAGTTGTATTGCTGATACATTTCCTCATAGCCGGGATCTCCGAAATATGGTAGATAGCAACCAAGGTCGGTCTGTGCCCAAGCTTTCATCTTATCCATGAGCGAGGCCAGCTCGGAGGTTGTCATGGAGGATGTCTGATAATCCACCCTCTGCGTCTCTCCGGTGATCCTGTTCGTTTCCTCTCTCATCCCTAGCAACGCCCTCTTGACATCCCGTTTGCAATCCTCCAAGGAGGTATAGCCTATATGGTCCGATATCACTTGGCACCATAGATGAAAAAGGGCGTTTTGCGGCAATGTCCTTCGTCTCGCTTTCTTCGTGATCTCGAACGGATCGGTGCCGGACATCAATTTCCTGTAGTACGTGTCGGCCCGTTCCCGGTCGAACTCGCTTGTTGGATTTATAAGCATAGATCAGAACGGTAGATCGTCTATAGGTTGAGCCATAGGCGGGAAATCCGATTGGGATGGAACGTCGTTGGCGGTCACTTGAGGTCTGGAACCGGCGCTATCGCTCTTGCCGCATAGCGTGATATCGTAGGCCAATATGTCGGTGACATACCGTTTTATGCCGTCTTTCTCGTACTCCCTGTAATTGATCGTCCCTAGGATTGTCACCTTATCTCCCTTGTGGATGTATTTCTCCGCTATCTCGGCCAGTCCACGCCATGCCACGACGTTATGCCACTGGGTTTTCTCAGGGACATCCGTCCCGTCCTGCCTCTTGTATCCTCCGGTGGAGGTGGCCAAGGAGAATGTCGCCGCCTTGACCCCATTATCGAAAGTCCTTATTTCCGGGTCCTTACCTACGTTGCCTATCAATAGGCATTGGTTTATGCTCTTGCTCATGCTCTTTTATGATTTGTAGATTGGTAAATTATCGAATAGGCCCCTGAACTTGGACCATTGGACGAACTCCTTAAGCAGGATACGATTGTCTTGCTCCATGGTGTTGTACCAATGACATCCGATAGCCGGGGCGTAAGGCTTAAGCTCCAGTCCACGGACATCATAACCATGTTTATCTTTGTCGTATCCGACGAATTGGAACAAGTCGAAAAAGAAGTCTCCCACGCCGAATAGCTCCATGTAGAACCTCCACTGGCAACTATCCGTGTAATCGGAGTCCTTTATAGGAGAGTATTTCGTCTTTATATCCCTTATCTCAAGGCCGTTTATGATATCGGCGCAACCCGTTATGACTATTTCCCCCATGTCCATGTATTCCCTTATCTCGTGGAAGGCGTTCGGGAAGCGGTCCTTGTATTCCAGAGCTGTCTTGCATTGTTTCAAGTCCAGCTTCACGGGGTAGCCGTCTATATCGAACTCCCTCCCCGGGATCTCCGTCTCCGTCCCCGGGATCTTTTTGCATCCGAGGGTATCGCCTTCCACTATCTTATGGAAGGCCGTCCCCACTCTCGTATACTGGTTTCCCGTGAATTGCCCGGTGAGATTGTCTATGACCGATCGCTCGTCATCATATTCGGAATGTTCCGTTATGTAACGCCTGAATTTCTCCAGTTGGGTTACCCTAAGCAACCTTTTCATCCTTGACGAATTTACCCGTTTCCTTGTTAAATACGAATCCTTTCTCTCCTAGGACTTTTATCATCTTTTCCTTGAAAGGTCTCTCGAATACCTTGTTTAGAGATTGTTTTATCTCTATCATACGGTTCGCCTCTTCCTCCGTCTCCACGGCTTCCAGCGCTATATTCGCTCGATCCAGCGCTTCCATAGCGATCCTTTGTTCCTCGGTCTTGCTTTGTATGGCCTTTTTAACCTTTGACACTATACCGGCCATGAAGGAGGGAAACTCCGTTGAGTTGCATTCAGGTATCACGGTTGGCGGTATTTGTGCCACGTTCTTCCCTACGGTGGTATCCGTAGGATCGAAACATATGGTTCTCTTTCCGTTTATCATGGTGATAAACCCCACTTGATCCGCTATACGGATCAACAGGTCCTTGGATTGTCCCGTGCAGTCCGGGGAATGCTTTATCAAGTCTCCCTCTTGGGTCTCCTTGTCATGGCATACGAAGATGATATCCGAGCAATCGGATCGTCTCCTGTTGACGAAGTTCTTGAACTCGTCCGCTATGTAACCGAACAATTTAAGCTTGTTCTTGCTCAGCTTGTAATCTTGCTTAACCCCGTATACGGCCAAGAAATCATCCAGCATTGATTTCGCCGTGTCCACTATAATGGTTTTATATCCTTTCATCGAGCCTTCCTCGGAAAGAATATCCTCCCATGTTTGCGCCGTAAGCGTGTCAACTTGATTCGCCGCCCGGTCAAATCCCCGGTCGCAATCGATCAATAATGGGTTCTCGCTCGTGTTGGAAAGAGATGTCTTTCCTGTTCCCGGCGTGCCGTAAATGACCATGATAATAGGTCTAAGCGGCCTAACGTCTGTTTTCTTTAAAATAGGCATAATATTTATTTTTAAAATGTTTCGTCAGCCTCCGGGAGTCGAACCCGGACTAAGACCATCGGCCGCCCTGCCCTTATTACCGTGTCCCTTTCCACCGGGCCAATGATATCGTCATGGCCTACCACTTGTCTAGGATATCGGTTGCCGGTCTGGGGCGGGGTTGCACCTCGTAAGGGCAGGTTTACCAATTATAAGAATCAAACAGGAACCTAAGCTCTTCCATGCTCTCCTCATATTCCTCGTTGTCTTCCTCCCCGTCGTACTCCGGTTCGCCGTCGGGGTCTTTGATGTAGATGTCTCTCATATATCTTGATTTGTGGGCCTCCGGGAGTCGAACCCGGCCATCCCCATGTTAGGGGCGCTCTACCGATAAGCTAAGGCCTTGAATTTATTCGATCTCAATAATCTCGAATTTTCCTTTCTTTATATATATCTTATGATTGTAGTAATCTTTGACTATTCCATGATCGGAAACTGTATTTATGTTCCCTGTGCAATCCTCAACATATGAGTTATCGTAAGCCTCGACCTTGGCAGAGCCGTAAGCCTCGACCGTGGCAGAGTCGTAAGCCTTGACCGTGGCAGAGTCGTAAGCCTCGACCGTGGCAGAGTCGTAAGCCTTGACCGTGGCAGAGCCGCAAGCAAATGATTTAGCATTAGAGGTGTGTTCTTTTCTTGTGTAAATACCGGCTTCGGCTAATTCCTCTTCAGAAAAGTTATTTTCTAGGTAATTTGCGTCAATCATCTTGGATGCACTCAAGACCCAATACCAATTATTGGTTATTGCTTTCAGCAAATCTTGTTTGCTTTTTGCGTTTAACCCCATCCTGTATCCATCTTGACAAGCGTTATGTTTTTTAGCCCGTTCAAGCAGATCCTTCTTTAATTCCTCGAATGTCTTCATTATTTCTCGTTTATAAGTTTTATAATATCTTTCCTGATTTGTATAAGCTCCTCCTTGCTAAGATAATTTAGCTCGTCTAGGATATCGTCCTTCCTCGATCGATTCGGTCTTGATGGGGCTTGTACCACGTACAACACCCCGAAATCATTTTTCTGACTCATAAGTCATTATAACTATTTGGTGTACCACAATAAAGATTGATATGATTGCTAGGATCAAGAGGTGAATATTGAGAGGTTTTTCGTACCACTCAAATATTGACACTATTGATATCAGCCCTAGTACGGTAGCGGCGATCATCCTTAGCGAGAAAATGATAATGCTCTTTATGGCCCGGAATATCTTCCAGAACCATGCTTGGTTTCTCTTTATCATATGTTGTTGATTTAAATTTCTTGATGTGAAAAGGCCTCATATCCTCACGGACGGAGACCTGCTTTGTAAATTGTGACTGATTTTCTGATTGAATAAGCACCCGTTAGGGTGAAGCGTGCTCCCTGCCGGGCTTGAACCGGCGACCCTAACATTATGAGTGTTGCGCTCTAACCAACTGAGCTAAGGGAGCGTTTGCCCGTCTTTCCGGGCCGCCAACATTATGAACCGCCATGTCATCACCGTCACATTCCACATGATTTTGTGGAACCTCCACCTCGATAAATACTCTTTGGACTCATTTCGGATTTACCATACCATTTTTATCTACTACTCTATCGGCTTTCCCATCTTCGGACAGGCCCGACATCCGTCCTCGATTCGGATAGAGTGGTGCGTTCATTGATACAAGATTGTGGATGTATCCGGACTCGAACCGGAAATGGTGGTGTTTTTGCGGCCCCCGATTTAAAGTCGGTTATTCCTAGTATGTCTCGCAAGTTGCAGGTTTTATGCTGTTATCTTGGAATTTTGCACCTTACATACTGATTAGCGTTTACCAATTTCGCCATACATCCGTTTGCCGGGGAATCCCACCCCGGCACAGTTTAAGTAAAAACTAATATTCCTTCCTGCCTCACGGCGGTATATTAAGGTCTTGGTTGTGAAGTGTATAATAATTAGCAATGTGATTTAAGTATGGTAGCCGGGGGAACTCGCACCCCCTGTAACCCTGAATAATAATATAACTGGATAACCGGATTCTCACCGGACGCAAGCCTTTGTCTTACGGATATTGATATAATATGAATTTATTATGGTTCGCTACCTTCCCTAGGTAATTCCTAGGGTGGAATCTTTCTTTCTTTCTTTCATAAGATTAAATTTGGTTTATCAGTTATTCTTTCGTCTTCCGAAGTTTTCTTTAAGCAGTTTCTCCACCTTTGACTTTGAGGTATCATCAATATTCGTTTTTTCTTTTTTAGAAGGATAAAAAAGAAATATAAATGCTATAACTAATAGCATGATATAAAATATACAGTACAACCATAATGGCGAGGTTATTACCCACCAACTGCAATTGATATAATTTAAAACCTTTAAGATACTAGCTACTAACATGGCCAGCAATGTAAATGATATAAATATGTATCTCATACTAATGTTGTTTATAGATTTGCTCCCCCGCAACCTCCAACGGTTTCAAACCCGAATCATAGACGGGTAGGGGAGTGTATCTTATGCGTTAGATAGACAGTTTGACACCGATACGGAAATATCCGTACTTCACTGACACGACGTAATATCTAACTTTGTATATACATTATTAAATATGTAGACTCCAACATCGGAACCGATCAAACTACATCGGGAGCGGGGATCATCATCCCTTCCGGTATCTTCGCCTATCATAATCTTACCCGCCATACCTATATCTCTTGCGTATATCCTCTTATGGGGATAAGGATTTTATTCACTAAGTCAAAGATCTCTTTTTGGTCACCGGGGTGGGATTCGAACCCACGGGGTATTTCTACTCCTCTTTAGGAGAGAGGGACGCTTCCTGCTACGTGCTACCCGGCGTTATCCACCTATTTTAAGGTGGCGTATTTGATGCAATCCCAAGCGTTACAAAACCATTTACCGTTCTGAGATTTTGTTGGTTTTTCGCATCTGATAAGTCCCTTCCCTACCAAATCGTAGAGCCTTCCACGTCCTCCTACTATGGAGGCTGCCGTCCTTTGCCCAAAGGTCTTATCGTTAAGGACTATTTTTAATGCTTCCTCGTTTATCATTACTTTTCCCGTTTTACCTTTATACCTTTTTCTAAGCCTTTTGTCGAAGTCACGAATGTGTATCCTTCTTTATTTAGTCTACATACAATAGACTTGACACTCAATATATTATTATCGATTTTTACTGTGTCTCCAATACCGAGATCTCTCAGTATTGATGTTAAGCTTCTAACTTTTACTGTCTTTATTGCTGTTTTATTCATTTGTTTTATTATTTTTGCAGTAAACAATGTTCATCTATTTTGTTTACTGCAAAGGTAAACAAAAATGTGAACATGGCAAGTTTGTTTTAAACAATAATGTTTACATAAGTATAGTTTAACTATATGAGGCTTGTATTGTTAAAATATATGTAGCGAAAGATGCTGTTTTTATCTCTTGATACCATTTTATTACGTAATGATTATTTATGTTGTCATATGGTATTAATATATTGTTATTGAATTTATTGGCTTTAGCTTGTGTCGTTGAAGGATTGCGGGATATTGTTGAGTCATGCCAGAATAATCATTACTACATCATTTATAGTGGATGTATGTAAACAAATATATGAATATGGAAGCTAACGGAGATAGGATTTTAAAAGTTATCACACATTTTTGTGAGTCAAATGCGGATTTTGCCGATAAGGTAGGAGTAAGTAGGCAGGTCGTTGGAAATTGGATAAATAGGGATAATGGTAAAAAGGTATTGGATAAAATACTGACAACCTTTCCCTCGGTTAACCCTGGATGGCTTTTTACGGGAGAGGGTGATATGCTAAAATCTTCTCCTGTGGTTGTCGAAGCTGTGTCTGCGTCTGCTGATAAAAAAGGAGATTTCTTAATTGAGAATAATAATGGCGTTAAATTCTATGACTTAGGAAATGGTCGATATCGTATGACTGTCAGCAAGGTGCCGTTTTGCGCTTATGGCAGGTTTGCTAACGAAAGCGATCGTCTTGATCCGGATAAGGAGGATTGGGAGACCGAGTCTTTCGAATGGGATCGGATTGTCCATGGGAGATATTTAGCTTTTGAGGTTAAAGGGGACAGCATGGACAACGGGACGAGAGAGAGTTTTGAGGAAGGCGATGTCGTCCTTGTTAGGGAGCTGGATAGATCGCATTGGAGAGATGGGCTGCGATATAAGGATCATCCTTATTGGGTTGTCGTGTTTGGGACATCCGTCCTCATAAAGCAGATGACAGGCTGCGATATGGACGAGGGTAAGATAACGTTGCACTCACTAAACCCATCTCCAGAGTTTTCCGATTTCTCTTTACCGCTAGATAGCGTGAGGGCTTTATATTATGTATTACAGAAAAAGCCTAAAGTCGTGAGATTTTAACGAGAAAGCCATACGCAAAAATGATATGATGTTCTTTAGCGTATCCTTGCCCTGTTAAAACGTGATAATAAATATTTGATGTATAAATCGATACGATACAAAATGGAGAAATACTTCTAAGCTGTGGGTCCTGGGTTCGAATCCCAGCCCGATCACGAGGGAGATTCT